GTTCTATAGACGTTATTTTATATATGCAACAATTTTTTACCTAAGGCCCTAAGAGAACTCTATACGCGTATTGGAAATAATTGTTAGCAATATAAACTAAGGTCTATTAAACCCTGTTTATTATCAGAAATTTCCCCTCCCTTACAAACTTTCTCTGATAATAACTACCTCCTTTTATTATCAACTTTCCCCCCCCTACTCCAAACTTTTCTCGATAATAACTTTCCCCTCTCTTCTTCCTCTTCTTCTATCAATATTGGCGTCTATTATCAAGAAATTCTTCCTCCAACTCCGAAAGTTATCCACAGGCAAGAAACCTTGCAAATCTTAAAATGCCCCATCTTTCATCCAATAACCACTCCAATAACACCCCCAACACCCTCAGCTACAATAGAAACCATGTCAACAGATAGACTCCCACACGCGTCACTAGTCAACGCCCTTAGGCGTTTAGATTTATGCGCGTACGCAGTTCAGGAGATTCACACAGAGGTTGACGAACCAGCAGACTCAGAGTCTAAGGCTGACCTTTTAATCGCCACAGAGAAGCTAGTGTCCGAAGTATTCGACCTATACTCAACCGTTAGGCGTTACGTTTGGGGGCCAGACCCAGAAGATGAAGATGACTGACACCCAGCCCCCTACCCCCATATTCTTACCTAATCTATTCACTCCAGAAGAGTTAGCTGCCATAAATCATGCTTTAGATACTCTTCCAGATAGGGACGTCTACGCATATAGAGAGCTAGGCAGGGTTCACTTAGAGAATGGCATGTTGCCACCAGAGATAGAACTTAAGCTCAACAAACTAATTAAAGAGCTCTTTCCTAACTTAGAGCTTGAAGTTATGAACCCACCACTTTGCGTTGAATACAGCAATAAGTATGGCGTTCCGAAGTTACGTCCGCACTATGACGGTGACTTCACAGATTACATCATTGACTTCCAGCTAAGCTCCAGTCCAAATACTAGTTGGCCCCTAGGTGTTGACACTACACTTCATACCTTAGAAGACAACTCTGCCCTACTATTCCACCCGAATAGGAACGTTCACTGGAGACCACGCAAGACTTTTAAAGACGACGAATATATTCGCGTTATGTTTTTTAGGTTCATTCAGCACCCGCACTCAGACTTCTTCCACCTAAGTCAGCTAGACCCAAGCTCACCTATCTTTGACGAAGTCAATGCCTTTAGGGATTCTCTAGGAACCCTCTAACGCTTTCTAACGTCTACCAGCCCTAGCAGTTGCCTTAGCAATCTGTACAACTTCCTCCAGCACCTCAGACACATACATGTCCAACTCAGCTTCAGGAATTAGCGACTCATAGTAAATACGGGCGTCCAGTGCAACCCTCTGACGTCTACGATATGCAGCCTGCAGTGTTGAATACTCCGAACTATCAAAGAAGGCACGCTCCTCAGCGTTGCAGAATACCCAGCGATATAGTGCCAAAGCCAGCACTACTCCAATAGGGATAGATGCCAGCACCCCCAGTACTCCACCAAAGAAGGCTATACAGCCAGCAACTAGCGCACCAATTCCCCAAGACCAATAGGCTTTAGGAGTTGTATAAGCTGCATAAGTTTCATAGTCCATACTTCAATAGTACAGCACTACGCTTATTTGTCAAGTATTACTTCTACTTAAAGAACCTAGGTGGATAGGCGACCTTTGTAAGAATCTGGCGCTTTGTCTCTTCCTTCATTCCCATGGCATCTAGATCATTATGTATCTTAGGGATGACCTTCAAAGTCAGCCACAGGACAAAAGAAATAACCCCCACCAGCCAAGAGGCAGCGAGGGTTATTAGGATCCACTCGAAGTTAGACATAGTTCTATGCTAACACAGAGCGGAAATATCTAGGCGTTTCAGTCTTATTTGTTGCCCTGACCGAACATTCTGTCTACTGTCCAGTCATCAGCGAATGATGCAGCCTTCTTCTGCTGCTTCTTCCACTGCTTGAATGCAATGAAGATTACCAGCCAAAACTCAACGGTTAGCGTTGCCAATACTCCAGCAAAGAACGCCCACCAACTCCAGTCAATGGTCACTAGAAACTAACCTCTCTTTTGTTTTTTGCATCAATGAAGTCAATATCATTTTCAAAGTCAAACATCTTATTCACTGATAAATGATTGATTCGTGACATAGGGATGTAGACCACCTCATTGTCAGCGTTTGTCTTATAGATAATTCCGTCTTCCGCAACGTGAAGTATTTCGTCCTTAGTTAAGCCACCGTCATAGGCTCGCTGATCTTCGCCTTCAATATAGATATCTAACACGTGACCCTTTTCAAGAGTGTCAAGTAGTAGAGCTATTGCTGGAACTGAAGTCGCCATGTTCTCTCCTTTTATTCTTTCCTAGTACTTCTCTTTGCCTCGGCTAATTTTATATCTAGCCAAGCTTACAGGATCCATACTAGCAGAATCTATCTCATAGTCAAGGTATTTAAGAGCTTCCATTGCAGTAGCACCGTTACGCTCATCTAGTTCGATGACCATACCCACACCACCAAGTACTTCAAGCAGCTTACGTTCAGAGATGTAGATACCTTCCCACCTCTTAAGCCACTCAGATAGGAACTCGGCTCTAATCCTTTGGATATCGCTAGGGGTAGCATAACCTTCAACAGGCTCGAACTCTACTGGAACTTCTAGTTCTTCTTCGCTCATAGTTCTAGAGTATACCCCCAGAAATAGAAAAGCGGCCCAGGCGGAAAGAAGGGAATGAGTAACCCAAAAGTTCCTGGACCGCCTTTCCGCACACAATAGAAAGGAGTTCACAAAATGGATTGGAGCACTTAATGAACCATTTACAGTATATACCCAATCACATTCATTTACAAGCATTTCTGGTAAAATAGTTACAGGGAGAGGCCGCCCAGCACACAGGAGCCTCTAGTGTCTAGCACTAAACCAAAGCCTAAAAGCAAAACCAAAAAAGCCAAGCTAACTCTTGACATCTCGTACAGAGTAATAGCTACGTTTATCGCGTCTGCCCTCAGCGTTATAGGTGCAGGCTCAATCATTGGTATCGACGTCTGGCTATCCGCATCTCTCGGCGGACTATTAGCTGTTGCCAAAGTTGTAGAGAAGCTTGCTCTAGCTTTCCTTGAAGACGGCAAGATTGACCAAGCGGAAGTTAACGCCATCTTCTCTCAGGTAGTTCGTCTAAAGAACGCTGAAGAGATGGAGGGCAAGTAGTGTCCAAAACCAACAAAGCCTTAAGACTATATTTAGCTCTAGCCTTAACATTTGGTTGGACCTTAGCCGTTGGCGCTACTTCAGCATTTGCCGAAGACCTACCAGCAGAACCAGTTGTAGTTGTAGTTACCACTCCAGGTGGAGATGACTCGTCCTATCAAATTCCATTGACAACCACTGTAACTTTTGATGGAGTTCAGTACGGCTCAGTATATGCAACCACCAATTCAGTAATTACATTCGGGCAACCAGATGGGACGTACTGGACTTTCCCCCAGACTCCATCCATTTCTCTATACTCGATGGACTGGGTTGTATACCCTGACCAGCGTGCAGACGAGCATCTAACAATTTCCGCGTCAGATGGTGGATTTCAAGTAGACATTTCTGCTAGACCCATCTGGCTACAGAACGCAACAGAGCCTACCAATATAAACATCGTTGCCGCGATTAACGTTGACGGGACAGTTGCCATCTCTTACTCAATTGTTGGACCAACTTATGAAGGTCAGACCCGCACTGGTGTAACTCTTACCAGCGGTCAGGTAGTAACTCTAGAGGAGTACGGCGTTATTCAGGTCGAGGAGCCTCCTGTGCTAACGCCAGAACCCGTAGTACCAACACCTGAACCGACGCTAGAGCCAACTCCAGTACCCACAGTTGACCCAACTCCAACCCCAACAGTGGACCCAACACCCCCAGCGGAGGTAACGCCGACACCAACGCCAGAGCCAACTCCTGAACCTTCACCAGTCCCGACCACAGAGCCAACCCCAGAACCAACAGTAACCCCAGACCCAACACCAGAACCAACTCCTTCTACTCCAGCACCGTTTGTGCCTCAGGGTGCAACTCTACTATCTGAAGGATCATCTATTCAAGTAGTTGCCCCCGAGGGTCAGCGAATTACAAGCATTACTGCTTGGTATGGCGATCCTAATGATGCAACTCGTGGAGTTGATGTATCATCCACACTCACACAGTTAGCATCTGGACAGACTTCAGTAACTATCGAGTCATCAAACATTTATGGTGATCCAGCAGGTGGCACAGTAAAGGTGCTTATTTTTGTTGTGAACTATGAGCCACTGCCAGTACCTACACCTATACCGACACCGACACCGACACCAGAGCCTGTAGCTACTCCCACCCCAGAGCCAGTTATAACTCCAGACCCTACGCCTTCACCAACTCCAACTCCTCAGCCAGAGCCAACTCCTTCGCCGAGTGTCGGACCAAGTCCCGAACCAACCATCCCAGTAGAGCCAACACCAGAACCGACTCCCACTCCAGAGCCAACACCAGAGCCAACACCAGAGCCAACACCAGAGCCAACGGAATCAGAGGAACCAGTACCGCCAGTAGTAGAACCTGAAGAACCTGTTGTTGAACCGACACCTGCACCTCTTCCAGAAGAACCTGTAAATGAAATTCCAGAAGAACCTGAAACCGTAGACAAAGTTATCACAGAGGCTAAGAATTTGCCAACTGAAATCTCTGCTGAAGAACTTCTAGCAGTTGACTTAACCAGCATTATTGCAACTGACTTAACAGAAGCACAGGCGGAGGCTTTAGTTGAAGCCGCCCTAGAGACATTCGAAACAGCAGAGCCAGGAAGCGCAGCCTACGAGCAAGCACTAGACGCTCTTATGGTTGCAGCTGAACAGGATGACATCGTACTATCACCAGAACTTGCAGCAATCCCTGGAGCCCAAGAGCTTGTTGCAGTTCTCAATTTACTTTCCAACGTAGGTGCTGACATGAACCCAACCGTTCGTGCTGAAGCACAGAAGGCAACAGTAGCTGCCGTCATCGTTGGACAGATTGCGGGAGCAGCTGCATCAGTCGCATCAGCTGGAGCATCAAGTGCATCAACAAGAAGAACCAATAAGTAAGGAACCCGAATGAAGCATTTCATTAAGGCACTATTTCAGGACCTAGTAGATCAGGCTTGGACCCTATTGGGTCTAGGTACTGCTTGGGTACTCCTGGAAGGCTCAGCTCGCGAGCTAGTAGGTAATATGATTCTGATCACCCTAAGCTTTTGGGTAATCACCTTCCCTATCTTCCGCTATGAGACGCCAGAAAAAGAAGACACGAAGTAGAAATACTCTGAGGGCCCTCGGCTTATTCCTTTATATATTTAAGGTATAGGTCGAGGGTTTCTTTGTCATATGCAACAAGTATTACCTCTAGGCCACTACCTTCGTACATTTCCTCAAGTGCTTCGACAGTCCTCATAGAAGCCTCGACTGCAATCTTTGCAGCTCGATCTTTAGGGAATCCATAAACACCAGCACTAATAGCAGGGATTGCAATACTCTTAGCACCATTGTAGTGAGCAGCTATGATAGCTCTTTGGTAGCAAGTCTCCAGTGCTAGATACTCACCAGAACCACCATGGCCATATTTAGGTCCAACCGTGTGGACAATAAACTTTGCCTTTAGATTGTAGCCATCGGTTATGGCAGTCTTAGCTACATAAAGAGGAGCGTGCTTAATTGTCTCTAACTTAAGTAGCGGACCTGCAGCACGATGAATCGCACCATCGACTCCGCCACCACCAGCCATGTCCTCGTTTGCTGCATTAACAATAGCGTCAACACCGAGCGTAGTGATATCTGTCAATATTGCCGAAACGGCTTTTATCTTAATTGTCATAGATTGAATCTAACACAGTCAAGATATTATGTCAAGTAGCTACTTTCTAGCTTTAACTAGAGCTTCTCGCCTGCGCCACTCGGCACCTATACGAGAAGGATCTTCCTTACCGACAATCTTTTTATAGTTCCACGGTTTTATCTGACTAGCAAAGTGAATCATGATTGCATGCTTATAGTACAGGGGCAAGGACTCAGAGCTGTCAAAGTCAGGGATACCATGAGCATCTCGCGTAAAGAACAGAAAGTTAAAGGTGAAGGGGATTAGAGTCCAATTAGATCTGATAGTTTCATTTCTATTTAAAAGATCTTCATCAGATCCAAGCGTAGAATCCCACTCTTCCATAGCGACTCTGAACTCACTCTCAATACCTGAATCTCTCCACCAGTTAAGATCAGCAATCAAAGTTCCAGCATGCAGCCTAGGTAGTTCACCACGGGACTTCAGGAACATAATCTCGAAGCCAGTCACATCAACAGTTGCCATAAACGGGCTGTACATTTTGTGATCGAGTATTGGTTGAATGTTGTCTACAATTAAGGCATCCACATCAAAATAGATAACCTTGTCATACTCAGGCAACACAGTGCCTAGGAATAGACGATACCAAGTCATAGAAGGTACCCAAGAGAATCTCTGCTTAACTGCCCCTGATATCCAGTCGGACAGGTCCTTAGGGTATACAACTTTTATTAGGTGGATACGAGGAGTGACTGACACTAGCTTCGCTAGCTCATCAAAAGATTCAGACTCATATTCTGGGACTACACAGGTAATGTCAAGCTTCTCACTACCATGGTAGTTCTCCGATAGAGAGTCAATGAATATTGCCGCCTTCTCTGTATAGTTAGCGTCAAACACTATGGCGATGGCAGTCTTCATGATAGGCTTATCCTACCATGTCGAAGCGAATTTTACTAACAGGTGCTGGTGGATTCATTGGCCATCACACCCTTGAGCACATCCTCAAGACTACCGACTGGGAAGTAGTATGCCTAGAGAGCTTCAGACACAAAGGCATAAGCGCACGACTACGTGAAGTACTAGATGCTAATCCATCAGAGCAACACCGTGTCTCTATTCTGACTCACAACATTGTGGCACCGATTGATTCAGTCACAGCTCGCGAGATCGGTCATGTAGATGTAATCATCAATATGGCATCGGAGTCTCACGTCGATAGAAGTCTAGAAGAACCTAGACACTTCATTGAGAACAACATCATGCTCGCGACTACCATGCTTGACTACGCACGCACACTCCCAAACTTGGACTTATTCATTCAGATAAGCACTGATGAGGTTTATGGACCAGCGGTCAATGGAACTGCCCACCCAGAGTACGATGCAATACTCCCATCCAATCCATACTCTGCATCTAAGGCAGCACAGGAAGCAATCGCTATTGCATACTGGAGAAGCTACGACGTTCCAGTTGTTATCACTAACACGATGAACATTATTGGCGAGCGCCAGGACCCAGAGAAGTTTGTACCTAAGACAATTAAGAAGTTGCTCTCTGGTGAAAAGATGCCAGTGCACGGCCAGATGATTGACGGTAAGTGGATCTCTGGAAGTAGATTCTACCTACACGCTCGCAATCAAGCTGATGCACTAACTCACATCATCAAGCACGCTCCAGAGCACAAGCTCAAGAAGTCGGAAGCAGTCGCGCGTCCACTACGATTCCACGTAGGCGGCGAGCGCGAAGTTTCTAATGACGAGATGGCAAACCTAATTGCAACATTCATGGGACTAGAAGGCGACTGGGTGGAGTACAACGATGTTGGAAATACCCGCCCTGGTCACGACCTGCGCTATGGATTAGAGCGCGGATCCCTAGAAGAATGGGGCTGGACTCCAGTAGTGCCATTCGAGGAATCCCTGAAGAACACAGTTAAGTGGACCCTAGATCGTAAGTACTGGTTAGGCATCTAATCACTATCTTCACTCTGCGGTAAAATTGCCGTATGAGAGGACTCTCCAACCTTTTCTGGTACTTGGTGTACTTCTTCCAAGCAGAAACGTCAGCCCTGCGTAAAGAGGCATTCAACTCTGCAAAGCAGTATTACGCTACACGTCCACTTAGACACAGGAACAATCCATTCCCTAGGACTATCGAGTATCAGCAGAGACGAGATGACTTCCAGGCATACCAGCGAGCATATATCAATGCCAAGTGCAGCCTGCTAGCTAAAGAAAAACTAGCCCTAAAGTACACCAAGTAAAATTAAACTATTCCATAACTACAAGGATTAAATATGTCAAAGGCACAGTTCCCAATCGACGGGAAGTTAGGTAAGGACTTCAAGGTCACTTCCTACATGGGTATGCGTATCCACCCTGTAACCAAGCAGAAGAAGCACCACAACGGAACTGACATCTGGTCTCCACATGAGCCATGTATCATCGAAGCTCCATTCGACGGTAAGGTTCTAGAAGCCAAGAAGTCAACCGCTGCAGGTGGTGGCTTCGGTAACTATGTTATCCTTCTACACAAGATCGATGGCAAGTTCTATACAACCCTTTATGCTCACATGAAGGATGGCTCTCTTAAGGTTAAGAAGGGCGACAAAGTTACAGCAGGTCAGATGCTCGGAAAGATGGGCACCACTGGTATGTCAACTGGTAAGCACCTACACTGGGAGCTTCGTCTTGGTAAGGTTCACACCTGGGATGCAAATGGTAAGAACTACATCGAACCAATCGCATTCTTCAAGGCCCTCATTGCTAAGGAGAAAGCTATCGCTTCAGCTGCAGTTGTTGCAACTGACAACGACCCAGTAGAGGACGCACCAGAGCATGGTGAAGCACAGGCTAATGCGGTAGAGGCAGCACGTCAGGCAGCTAAGGCTCCAGTAGCAACTGCACCGACAGCAGCCCCGACTGTAGTGACTCCAGTAGTGATTTCTAATCCTGGCTACCCTGGACACTATATTCAAAAGGGTGCAACAGGTAATTCAGTAAAATTCATTCAACAGCAGCTTAAGGTTACTGTTGATGGAACCTTCGGCGATAAAACACACGTAGCAGTCGAAGCACTGCAGAGCAAGCACGGTCTAAAGGTTGACGGTATCGTTGGCCCTAAGACTTGGGCATTCCTAGATTAATCCCGACAAGGTAAAGAGAAACCCCCTGCTAAACACAGGGGGTTTTCCTTTTCTTGTTTACTAGTTAGTAATAGTGAAGGTAGCACTGGCAACATTGCTTGGTTTAAATGTGCCATTGCCATCTACAGATGCTTGTAGTTTACAAGTTCCTATTGTCTTCAACTCAATCTTATCTCCTACCACGTCGCAAACTAACGGGCTTAGAGATAGGACACGAGGGGTAGTGGTGAATCCTAGGGTAACCGACTTGCTGGTAGCGGTCAATTTAGCAAACCATGAGATACCGATTAACTTCCATATAGCGAGTGAATACTTACCAGAGATACTTAGAGTTGCTTTATTAGCGAACTTAGTAGGTAACTCTGGGTGAGAAACCTGAGTCGCAGATGGCACAACCACAGGGTAAGTAGCAGGGTTGGCAACAACTGAACCACATGAACCTAGGTTAGTTTCGCCAGCATTCGCATCGTAGATTGACTCGAAGCAAGTAGTACTAGCCGACCCGCCACTAATGATGGTTGGCAAGACAATTGCTTTAACAGCAGCAGAGTCGGGGTTAGTTGCTACATATGACCAGTAGTTGGCGGAGTTACAGCCAAGGGCATTACATGATGCCACGTCAATGATGTACATAGTTTCAGGAGATACAGCCAGCTCAGCGTGAGTGTCAGTATCTATGAACTCCACCTTGGTCGAGTTAATAGGGCTTCCAGTCAATCCAGACTTCCAGTAAGTAACCCTGTAGCCATAGATAGGCAGGTTGCCAGTGCCTGTAGCAGGTACCCACGCGACATTCACCTCAGTATCAGACACCGCTTCAGAGGTCACCAGAAGAGGCGCACTAGGGATTGATGCAGCACCTACAGTATTTGACACACCAGAGGTCGCTAGGGTCGTAGAACCGCTCTTAGTGGCTACAGTGAAGTTAAAGCTCCCCGTGTAACCCAACTGAGCATTGCTAAAGGTACATACATTTGTTAGCGCACCAGTGACTGTACAGGTCTTACCGCCAGTAGCGGTAACGACATAGCCAGTCACATTTGTCTTAGTGGTGGGAGTCTGCCAAGTAACCATATACCCCAGGTCAACTCGGTAGTAGGCACTGACGCCAAGAGCTTCTTGGCCAGTAGCAGCATTAGCTGCACCACCAGCAAATAGGCTTCCAGCAGCGATAAGTACAGCGGAGAGTGTTGCGATTGCCTTGTTCATTTAGTTTCCTTTCTAAAGGCTTATTTAGAAAGTACTACACCTAAAACTATTTGTCAAGTACTTAGTTAAAATCCGAGTCTCGATATTGCCATATATTTACTTCCTGACGTTACAGGAGTGCCATAATGCATATAGTAGCTAGGGAACATCAATATGTCACCAATAGATGGCTTAATCTCTACATCAAAATCAGTGAAGCCAACATGTCCCCCAGTATAATCTTCATTTAAGTAGACGATACAGGTATAGATGCCATTGTCAAACGTGTAGTCTTCATCTCTATGAGGCACTATATGCCCACCCAAAACATATTTTGATACGTGTGCTAACCACATTTCGCCGACAATAGTGTCGCGTCCGTCATGTGCAGATGAATTGATTAGGGATGCATAGGTTTTTAGAACTGTATTTAGTTCCTCTAGTATAGATTTTCCAAAAGGCAAAGACCTAGTAATTTCAATATCTTGCTCGTATCTGCGAGTTATGCCATCATTGTGGTTGTCATGCTGATTACTACGCCACTCACCCTCGTCAGCCATGTTAGTGACTAATAGGGAATCACTCAGCGCATTATGAAATAGAACTACTCTATCTGCTAGCACACTATAGTTAGGGTCTAAAGTCGTCATCTTCTTCGCCACGAATGTCCCCATCCAGGGCATCATTAATCATGTCATTAAAGCTGTTGATAATGTCATCGAACGATTCATTCACACGCACAATCTGCTTGTCTCGCATGAATACTTCAATCATCTCAGCTTTATATAGTAGCTTCTGAAGGACCTTTTGGTCACGACTAGTTAAGTTTTTTAGTAGAGGATTGGCCAAAATCATCTGCTGAATGTCATACATGTGGCGCTGCTTCTGAAGCTTGCGAAGCTGCTTTTCAGTGGCTCTAATACCGCTCATGTTCCTCTATCTTCTCTACTACATGGTAGCAATATTGAATGCTCTTATAACTAATTTTACCTTGGATAGCTAATCTTTATTCATAGCTCTACGCCAAGGAAATACAGTTAGTCGTTCAGACTTCCAGTCGTACTTAAAATATTCATTGTCATAACTGCTATAGTTCAGAATTTCTCTTAAAACTAGCCAGTCAAGTACTTCTTCACGACCCTCTTGGCGAAATCTTTCCGCCTCTTCGCTACTCAGTTGGCCATTTGTCATCGATAACCATCATTGCAATCATGCTATAGTTCGCAAGATCTAGGAAAGAATCACGCAAACTCTCATTTTCAGGAGTTGCACCACTGTCAATTAGGTGATTGATACGAGCAAGCTTGTCATGCATACGCACACGGAGGCCATTAAGTGGTCCACCAGGAGAACGAGCAATGTTGAATGGCCCATAGTCCATCTGCTTCTTTACAAGCACTTGGTATGTCTCACCGTAATACGGCTTCGATACTTCTTTGAATTCCTCAATGTCCATGACTATCCTTTCCAAGAATCTCTTTAACTAGATCTTTTGCACTCTTCTTGTCCTCGTCAGGCAAAGCGCCATACTTATGTAGAAGATGTAACAATATAGAAGCATACAGCACTTCATCCATGAAAGTTAGTCCAGGGACCCAATCAAACGGATCAGGAAGAAGTATCAAAGCTATAAGTAGCCAAGTAGATGCTTTAACCCACCAAGGGCATCTTTTATAGTTCTGGGTATACCTGCCCGCAACAGCCTTTACACGTTTTTTAATCGTCAAGATCTATCTCATCAATCTGCTCTCCCAGTATGACGCACTCTTCACATACATGCCACAAGACATCATCGACTAGCTGAGTTATATAATATGCACCTGCAGTTGCAGCATGCTCTTCGAAATCTTTATGTTTATCACACAAGGCGCATCTAAACATTTTGTGACCCATATTGAACTCACCATCTTTAGTAAGCTCTACCCTGAAAGTTACACCGTTATCGATGCTTCGCATTTCCATGACCATGGCAATGCCATAGCCATCTTCATACGCTTCCTCGTATAAGTCTTCTTCATCCTGAGTAGCAATGCGCATTTTTACCTGAGCGTAGCTACTTTTGTAATCTTCTACTTCAGAATGCTTAAGCCATACCCAGTCAACATAGTTACAGTTGTCGTCGGCTTCATAGTAGTCGAACTTATATAAATTCTTTACTTCGTCATTGGATGATTCCATATATAAAATCTATCAGTATTTATATAAATCTTCATCAAATTTAATGGTATATCTTGGATCATTAGGATTGGCGTCTGCCGCGAGCGCCCCTGGATATACGGTGTGTGACCTAGAAATTAAGTCAGCAGAGACTCTATAAGCTACTTCCATAGCAGCCATGTGCTCTTTCAGGGTAGGGCTATCAGTAGCTTCACCCATCAATCTACACTCGCCAGCCTTACGCATAAGGTCGCGCCAAAAGATCTCGCGAGCTCTAGTGAACCCATCTATAAATCCATCACGGAACCTATCCTCGTAGGGATCCCTAGGGTGCCCATCGTGATAGTTCACTGCCTCGTTGTTATTCTGACTCACGTAGATCTATCTCCTTTAGAAGGTGTATCACATAGTTGATTCCGTCTTCCCAACGGAGGTCTCGGTCTGGCAGAGACTCTCTAGCCGAGATGACCTGCGAGGCTAAGACCTCGGCAAACTTTTCCCTGAAACGTAGCTCGCCCTCTTGCATGAATATCTTAACTACCAGCTCTACCGCGGTGTTATCTAGTTCTAGCTCTAGTTCCTCAGAGAACTTATCTTTATAGGCCATCACATCCCAATCTCTAGTGCCCTAGCTGAAAGATCTTCAGCTATATGAATATGCTTGTGGACCCCGTAATGGGACCCGTCTCTAGTAAACCTATCAGTTCCTTCATGAAAAGATAGGCCATATTTTTCTATTAGACCTTGATGACAAGGCCAGAAACAGACGCATCTCTGTGAATCTGCTAGTTCATTAGAGCATCCAAAATCTGCCATCGTATCTTCCATATGAGCTAACTTGAAGTCTGCGATACCCTCTGGATCTTTCTCTGTACTTTCCAGGGTATACAGATGCGACTTCCAAAGAGATAGTCCATCTAACTTTACGTAATTCTCAAACTGATACTTCTCAGGTAGGCCTCTAACTAGCCAAACTAGGCTATCAGCCCAGCTGGACCAGACTAGTTTTATGTCAGCAGCCTTGCAGAATCTCTCTAAGTCTTTTATTTTTGTAATAGAAGCCTTAACTGACTCTTCTAGAATCATCGTATTTTCTATAGGATACGGCTTTTTCAAGTAGTTAGGTGCAGGGTATCCAGCTGGACTATACGAGAGAAGCTTAAGTTTCCCGTCGTTACTTCTGTACTGGGGAATGAAGTCATTATCACTAGTTTCCGTGGTGTCATTTATCTCAGAGTTGATGACCACATCATGCCTAAGAATGTCGGGGAATAGTACAATAATTCCACGGACAGGTTTGCCAAAAGTATCTATGTATCTATATATAGAATCAATAATCCATTCGACACTAGCACCAGGCATCGACACGTTCACATATGAGGCATCTAGCGTTTTAGATAGATGTACGGGCCATGGCCCATCATCAGGCACACCTATCCCAAACGTCTGAGAACAGCCAGCAGTTAGTACATCATATTTACTAGAGAAGTCAGGCCCCCGATAGTTGTAGTTATTTAGAGTGTATATATTATAACTATCATGATTGGCTTGGATATCCGAGCTTCTCCAGGATATTGGAGTAGGCATAGGCATAATAGTTTTACCAAATATTGATTCCTTAAAATCACCAGAGAAGCTTAGCTTCCTACGATAATTTTTAGGTGGTATAACTATTACTGGATCGTCAGTCACTTACTTCAAGCTTCTAGTCTCTACAACAAAGTCATAGAGATATCTAATCTGCATGGTTTTATCGCAGGCATGGTCAGATAGATCTCCACTACAAAAAGTTTTGTGGTACTTTTCTAGAACCTTACGCAAGCGAGTACGCTCTTCGTCAACACCAGCCTCGAAAGCGCGATGCTCTGGAGTTCCTTCTTCATATGTATTAGCCATTTATAGCTCACCAATCATATCTGTCAATATATTACCCAAAGTCTATCTCATATACCCATATCCGATGCCCGATGAGCAAACTCATCAGCAATGTGGATGTGTTTGTGGACTCCAATGTGGGACTGACCATCATTAAATTTAAACCTATCTGTGCCAGCATAGAAGGATAGGTCGTACAGTGCACTCAGCTCCGAGTGGCAGGTAAGGTCTACACCATGTTCATCTACTAGGTAGTCTTGGACAACATCTACATCATTAAAACGAGACTCCCAGGAGTGCTTACTAACATTTATGTAGTTGCTGAACTTATATTCAGTCGGTAGATTGTTGACTAGCTCAGATAGAGTCTCGCTCCATGTCCCCCATATAAGAGGTATTCCAGCTTGAGCGCAAAATATCTCTAGGTCTTTTATAGCTTTGATAGTACGTCTGATTGACTCTTCTTCAATAGTCGTATCCTCAATAGGGAACGGCTTCTTTAGGAAACTCACGGGATCTTTATGCTTTAGGTGGTATGTAACCAGTCGTACATCCTTGGCATCATCTCCATAGTACTGAGGCACATAGTCAGAGATCGAGGGGTTGGGGCAGCTATTTAGGACATTATTCACTATTTGGTCTACTCGATACATATCTGGAGCAAGGACCATAATGCCACGACTTGGCTTACCAAAAGTGTGGACATATCTATATATAGAATCAGTGATCCACTCCATACCAGCGCCAAGCATCGATAGATTCACATAAGTGCCATCTAGGGTTTCAGCTACAAATCTTGGCCAGACACCGTCATCAGGTACACCTATACCAAAAGTTTGGGAGCAACCTGCAAAAATAAAATCTACATCGCTAGTAAACTCTGGGCCTCTACAGTTGTAGGAATTTAAAGTGTACTCATTGTAAGTGTCGTACTTGGCCTGTACATCGGAAGTGCTCCAGCCATTAGGTAGTGGACTCTTCAGAAGTTTTTTAGAGAAGATATTATCAGCCAGATTGCCAGAAAATGATGGAGCTTTCTCATGCCCACTTGTGTGGTACGTACGACCAGGAATCTGAACTTCACTCATCGTGGATCTCCTCCGCAGCACCCATCGCACCCATGGATTGTATTTAGAACGATATCATCTGGGTCTGGATGCCCGATACCATGAGGGCACATACGCTCCATAAACTTACGGTCCTGACGCCACCTCTGAGGAAATTCAACCATAGAGTGAGGAGAAGGGTTGTGAATAGTGCAGTAATCATTTCTACACTGGTTAGGTCGATGGACATTTACAATCAATTGATTATAATCATCTACCCAGGATGTCTCACTAACCTTCTCAACACTCATGGTGGGTTCCTTAGATTACGTGTAGCTCGCCAGTCGTCCAAGCAAGCTCTTCGTAGCCACCACGAGGGGCAACCTTGAACTGCGCACCGTCTGGAATCTCTACGATAGTTAGAGTAGATCCGCCATCTCCGCGATTGTCTCCTGCTTCGAAAGAAGCAATTAGACGTGGATCGGTTCGACTTACATCAGAAACCTGCATGTTTGGATTAGTCTTTAGCTCAGGGAAAAGCTCCTTCTGAGCCTCTGACAAAGTAAATCCATGAGGACAACGGTTTATTAGTACCTTCATAATATCTCCTTCTTAGACTGGATTAGTCTATCACGGCATCTAGAAAATAGAGTTCAGGTCCAAACTGCTCATTCAAAATATTTAGCTGATGCTCCAGCGAATCTATGCTAGAGCTCACCCACAGAGATGAGCCAGTGGCTTTAACGTATATTGCCCACATAAGCGGCTAGACTTCTCGCATTTTATGCTTATGAGCCCCGTCACAGATTGGCTTTTCTTTAGTCAATCCACATCCACAGAGTTTAATATTAGTGACCGTCTCGAGGACATTACCTTCAATGTCCACTAAATCGACAGTCCCCGCGATCTTGATAGACCCAGACTTAGGGTTGATGAATACCTTTACGTTATCTGACATTAGAACGCCTCGCATTCAGGACAGCCGACGTTTTCTTCATAGACACGCACGCCTTTAAGGATGCGAGCAGCCATCTCCATACCACGTGCATGCTGCGCAAATTGGTCGTGGTCTCGAACTAGCTCCGCAACTTCAGAAAACTCGCGTAATTGTCTCGCTTTACGCTCTAGCTCAGCAATCATGTTGGCACGTTCTAAACTTGCACCTTTAATTTGGTGCTCCATAGTTAGTTCGTCATACTCATCTAGAGTCAGCTCGCGAGCTACATCTTTTTTAGTAGGTGGCTTCTTTCTCATTTGAATCTCCTAATCTGCATCCGAGCTTACCACACGGAAGGTATTTCCGCCAGTTGGCTTTAGCTCTTTCCAGATCATAGGGATAGTAGTACGGTCTTCATACATCATAAAGAAGTAGCCCTTATCCTTTTCATCCTTGACAGCCAATGCAAAGTTCTTCTTTGCTTCGCGCTCTTCAACATGTGGGTGAGAGAAGGTATCTTCTAGTGGTCCAAACATGATTGCCCGATACGCCTTGATAAGTTCTAGGTGGCGCTTCTCGAAATCTGCCCATAGGCGGTTAGCTACTTCTTTAATCCAAACGTGAAACTCGTCAGGTGCTCCAGCGAACTCGGAGTCTAGGTCCTTCTCTTCCATCAGGCACTCCCAGACGTGACGTTCAGTCACACGAGTCATGTACTTGTGAAGTCGCTTGTAGTCTTCGTACTTAATCTTGACCATTGCACCATCGGATACGCGAGTAACGACAAAGCCCTCAGCATTTTCACGCTCAGGGGCATTTAGAACATCACCCCAGGTCTCGTAACTGTAGCGAGTAGCACAGTCCACCTCAGGAACCCAGCTAGGCTCGAAATGACCAGTCTCGTTATCCACAGTGCCAAGAAATACCAAGCCCTCTTTACCGTTGTAATCAACGACGATTCGGTTCTCAGGAAAAATGATTTCCCATAAATAGGTCTTTCCAGCCTCAAGAGCAATATCTGGACGATTTTCGCGCCACCAGTTAGTTGCCCAAATAGCCTGGTCCGATGCAAAAGATCCACGGGTAGCGATAGCCTCCGAGAAGTCAGGCAGATAGTATAAGATACCTAGAGATCCGTCAGCCTTATCAGAAGCGATAACTTTGTCGTCCAAAGACAACTTAGGAGCTTGCTCCTGGTCAGAGTTAAAGAACTTAGGCATACCGCGTGCAACGATATTGCCATCGTCATCCGTAATAAGTCCACGACAATTTAGGGTTGCCTCATCCCAAGCTTGGTCCCATGTGCAGGCGTCAGTGTAGTTGTGAACTAAATACCCTTGCACTTCAGGGTGCGACTGAACTTTGATATACCCAGCTTCTACAGCTTTTTTGTAGGTACCGCGGTCAATTACGTTGAAAATGTTAGCCATCAGAAATTCCCTTCTGCAACCTGAAAAGTTGGCAACCCTAGCTTATTACGCCAGAGCTCTACTACCTGATTGCGGTCATCTAGCACGAACCACACCTTGTACTTATCAGCAATGTGCTCTTGAAATAGTTCATACTTTACAATCCAGTCAGGACGCATGTCTCCAGCAGCTCGCATATAGAGCTCAGTCTCAATGCCAAGCTCATTCCATAGCCAATCTTCCGTCTGCTTACGAGACTCTTCACCACGACCAGACATGAAGATGACCTTGTAGTCAGTCCAGGCAAGGTGATGCACCAAGGCAGAGACCGAATAGTTAGGAAGATCGGTGTGGACTTTATCTAGCTCATAAGGTCCACGGCCGTTCATAAGAGCCATGGTCCCATCAATGTCGCAAAGAATAACCAAAGGCAGGTCCTGCTCATTGTCGTACTTCTCAATAGTCGGAATAGGAGGAGTAACCCATGGCTTCAACTTCTCCACTGGCTTAGCCATCTTGCGGATAATGTCTGCACCAACTACACGGTCGCGCTTCGAGTCTCGCTCGATGCACTCTTCAATAGGAACGTTCAAGAAATTATCTACAACGATGAACTCAGCACCGTGCAACAAAGTAACATCCTGCAAAGCCTTCACGGTATTAGTCGCAAGGTTAGTGTTATCGATATAGATATGCGTGATGTAGTCCTGCTCTAGAAAGGTCCTGAGCATTGAAAGACGCAAATGGTGCAACAACTCCTTAGAGTCATTGTTGAACATATTGCCCCACAGCTCGTTATAGAGCATCACAGATAGGTCGTCATTATTGAGACGAACTGCAGATCCAGGCGGGTGCATAGCTAGCTGGTTCTTAACATAAGTGCTTTTACCAGAGCCAGGAATGCCACGAGGCAGGATAACTTTTTTAATAGGCATCTGGATCGAAACCCAACTGCTTCTCTAGTGGCTTGTTAGGGTCAGCAAGTATAACCTTGCCAAGCTTCTCTGCATCTTTAGATACACGAAACACCTTTTCGAGACGGCGTAGATCTTCCTTGCGATGAGCAATCTGATCTAGGCTTACTTTCTTTAGAAAGCTTGCAGTAAAAGCCTTAGGAGATTTTTCTGCAGCAGCGAGGATACCTTCACGGAGAAGGTCATTTTCCAAAGTCAGCTTGTCAGCAATCTTCTTCCACTTCTCCGCGAGCTCCTGAGCCTTATCTGCATCAGAGCTGTAGCGACGTACAGTGCCTTCCCACGGTTCTTCAACACGACATGGCATTAGTATCTCCTTCCAAAGATAATTACAATCATACGCGTTCCTAGCATAATGTCAAGTGTATATTTACGCGGGCCATGGATACCATTTCTCTTGACACCCCATAGGTTCCAACCCCACATACGTGACTGCTCGCCCTGAGTTTTAGTGAGATCATATCGAATAACTCTAATGAACTTACTCAATTGACATCACCTTAGTACTAATCCAAGAATCATTCATTCCACCTATGTAGAGACGTTTACCGATCTCTGGCTCACTTCTAGGGATTTCATAGAGCTCTATTACGCTGGTAACTTCGTCAGGAACAGCATACTTATAGAAAACTTTAAATGAGTCAAGTAGCTCACCATCTTTACTGTACTTACGACAAATCCCATGATCGTCAATGTCGTAGACCGATCCAGTTTCGGTTGTTATTCTCATTTGAGTCCCTCACTGTCTTCAAATAGTTTACGTAGTTTTTCAACTACCTCTGGGTTAGGTGGCGCGTCTAGTGCTTCCTCCAACTGAGTAAACTCTTTGGCTGAAACAATGATCTGTTCTGGGATGAGACCGAACGCTTCGATCATCGCTTCGCGTTGACGTTCACGCACATCTGGCGGGGTTATATACTCTTCTATATGCGCATCAAGATCTGCATGCTCATCGCGAATACGCTCAAAAGCTTTCTGTGGGACCTTATGCCCTAGAGCAACGTGCTCATCTAGGTGCGCCAAAGCTTCGCGAGCAGTGTTTAGATTGGCAAAGCCAACTATTTCGTAGTCTTCTGGTTCAGTGATGCTACACCCACAGCACTGGATAAATCCGTTAGCGTGCTCGAAGATGTAGACATCACTGCTATCACTCATACGTGCGTAACTCATAGTGCCAACTCCTGTCTCAAGTACTCAAAGCAATACAGACTCATCTTGGCATCCCAGCCAGCATCGTGAGCATTCTCATAGCCAATCTTTTCAATTGCATACTCCTTAGAGCGCTTCTTCCAGGACTCGAAGTTTAAGTTGTTCCTACTATCAAGTACAAAGCATAGAGCATTGAGATCTACAGTACGACGCGAGAACAGGGAGTATGTTAAAGGTAACGTCTCACGAACGAACGGCATGTCGAAAGCTCCAACATTCCACCCAACGGGTACAGTTTTCATGCGACGGTTAGGTTTAGCGCCTTGACTTATTAAGAAGTCATATGCATTTTTATCGACTTCTTCAGAGTTAACATAGCTAGGTAGATCAGAGCGGGAGATTCCAGGAACAGCCACGGCCTCTTCATCCCACAGCATCTCGCCAGGATTAATCATTGCCAAATATGCTGAACCATCAGCGAGCGCAAGACCGATTTGAATCAGGCGTCCACCTTGCTCTAACTCACTGCTTGACATCTCTCCATCAAGCCCTACATACATGAAAGCCATTTATATAACCCTTTCTGGTAGCGGTAGCTCAATGTAGGTAATAGGTTCCGACCTACGAGCCACCACCTTGCGAACATATCGATCAGCAGCTTTAATACTTCTACAGTATTTGATAGGGTGCCATCCACCACTTACTTCAGATTTACCTTGAACCCAACCAGCGCGTCTAGTCTCCCAGTCGCGCTTGAATCTAAATTCCGCGTAGGGTAGTCCATTTGGTAGTGTCATTATTTTCCCTTCCCAGGCTTGACAATTTCATAGCCAATTTTAGCCATATCCGTTCGTAAGTGCTGGAAGAATCTCTTTCTATCCGAGGGGGTGGATGCTGAAATCACAAAGCTTCCTCCAGGGGATATCCACTTTAGGTGATCACCCTTAGTTTTTACTACGGTCCAACCCTGTCGCTCCGCAAGTTTCACAAACTCACGGATCTCTTTTATATGACTTATTTGGTAGCTCATTATCCCAGATACTCCATCTGACCAGCTTCAGCCATTTTAGTCAAACTCTTAGCTCTAGTATGCGAGACATCTTTCCATCCAGTACCACTCACATAGTTGTAGAGGACCGCGGTATCATCTTGATACCAACCACTAGGGATGTGAGAGAGCTCCTGCTCTTCTTCTATCTCTCCACTATCGATAGGGCCGTTTGGCTTTTTATTGCCATTACCGCCATAAGTAGCAATCTTGCTAGTCCCAGCAATCTCAACCCAATTAGGATTACTCATGTCATTAGCTTTTAGCCAATAGAGTTTTCCCTCTTTGCGACGGACATAAACCATTTCACCTTCGTGAGGGATTAGCTTGTCTGCCCATGAAAAGTCAGGCTCTACTTTAGATGTCTTGGGCAATACTCCAGCACTACCACCAATAGGCATCCAAGTAGTGCCATCACTAACATAAGTACTGGAGTCTTTGGTCAGGAAGAATAATTCGCCAACACTGCCAGCAGTTTTAGGTAGTTCATCGCCAAGAGCCATTCCTAGCTTGACGGTAGGGTCTGCAGGGAGATCAACTCCACGATGCGCTTTAGTAGTTTCCATAGTCAAACTATAGAACTAAAAATTTAATATGTCAACTATTCAGAAAGATCTATTTGATACTTCTCAGCAAGCTCTAGCCAGAGCCACTCTAGGATTGCCCCAGCGGTATCATCGCCAGAGGCATATTTATCTGCCATCGCCTCGCGTATAAGCTGAAATAGCTCTATACGGGCTTTAACCTCGCCAAGCTTTACTGAAGATCTAATTAACATCTCGGCTCTAGTTCCGAGGATCATCATATCTGATTCAAGCTCGCCAGGTAGATCTTTGGCATCCATCTACCAATTTTACCAAAGTATGGAGCCCCCGACAGGATTCGAACCTGCGACTTCAATATTACAAGTATTGCACTCTACCAACTGAGTTACAAGGGCGGGCGAGGTAGTCCGCATAGCGAAAGGACAGTATCTGCAGCCTGACCCGCTACCTCGCGATCCTGACCAGACTTGAACTGGCGACCTTCTCCGTGACAGGGAGACGCGCTAACCAACTGCGCCACAGGACCTTACTTCTTTATTCTATTATATAGTCCGCCTAGTAGGACTCGAACCTACAACCTTGAAGGTAGAAACTTCCTGCGCTATCCGTTGCGCCATAGACGGTTGGTACTCCAGGTGGGACTCGAACCCACACTGTAGCGATTTTAAGTCGCCCTTCTCTGCCATTGGAATACTGGAGCGTACTGCGACTGGGGCTTGAACCCAGATACCCCACCTTATAAGAGTGGTTCCTTGACCAATTAGGATATCGCAGAGTCGAGACTGTGGGACTTGAACCCACGACCGACGGATTATGAGTCCGCTGCTCTAACCAGCTGAGCTAAGTCTCGTAGTTACTATATTTATCTACTTATCAAGTAGATCATTTGAAAATATAAAAGTCAAATCAGCGCTCCGATATTTTTTTGTGAAGCATCTCCGCGAGATGGGTATGCATATGCACCCCCATGTGCCTCGCCTTATCTAACGCGTAGTCCCAGTCAGAGTTATGGGGCAGATCTTGGTGACACTCGGTTACTAGATTTGCACTCCTAAGAAGAAGATCTAAGTCCTCTAATACTATGTAGTCCGACATATCTAGAGTGTTATCATATCTAGTTGCAGTATCTAGAGTTTTAGCTTTCTTCTCCGATAAAAATCTATCTGTGTCTGGATACCATGTAGTCAGTACAAGTTTTATCTTTGCTGCCTTACAGTAATCAATCAAATGATTTATAGACATCATCGACATATATAGGACTGCTTCGTAGGAAATAACTTTAGTTATGTCATACGGACGTTTACTATATGTTGGCCAATTTATGACGTCATCGGCTTCGCTCCCAGAGGGGGTCATGTTCATGTCAAAAGGTATAACTTTACTATAGCTAGGGTATGTAGTTTTCTCGACCCTATGCGGCTCACCCCCTGGACCAGTGTATGGGTATGAATTTATGTCTACCCTGATAGGTAGGCTAAATCTATATAAGCTAGGTAAATTTACGCATATAATTTTTGGTACACCATACTCTCGTATGTAAGCAAAAATTAAGTTAATTATAGTTTGATTACCCGCACCAGGCTTCGCTACATTTGCGTAAGACATACCCAAAGACGCCGCTAAAATTGCTGGCCAAGTATCACTGTCGTTTTGAATACCAGTGCCAAACGTCTGAGAACAGCCAGCTACAAGTAGTTCAGTAGATCCTAATTCTGGACCACGAAAACCTCTAGAGTTTAGATTGTACGTAACTGGATCACCTGATTCGTCAGACCTATCAGTACTGGTTCCAAGCAGGGTAAATTCTGTAAGTTTTCTATACAGCTGATTATCATTAAATACATCTTTAGATAGCTGATCATACTCATATGCATAAGTCTTATCATCACGTTTAGGCATAAATCATCTCCTAGCTAGTCAGGACACTAGATGACGGAGCAAGATGAGTGACCCAGTAATAGTTGCAACGCTCGCAACAAGGTTCATTATTTTTATCAGTGACAGCTGTAACAAATCCGTGATAGTAATCTGGATCTTTACGATACAAGTTTGCTTTATGGGTAGCAGTTACTCTAGCCATCTCGGACTTACTTCCGTACCATGACGGTCTACCGTTTCCCCAGCGCTCAATGGTTCTTACGCGCAGTTGAATTAGGTTCTCCTTGTTTTTGTCCGTCTTAATTCCACGGCGGTCTGCTTCAGCAATCATCGCCATGATGTACTCAAACAATGCATTTTCATGTCCACGCCACATTTTTACTGCAGGGTGGTTGCGCCAACCCGCACGCGGGTCATCACTCATGAGGACATTCATTATTTGGTAGCCCTCTAGAATCTGTTTGTTGAGGCGCTTCGAATCCAAAGCGTGAGCTGACTTATCAAAGTCTTTATAAGGTAGGAACGTTTGCATATCTATCTTTCTCTATATCTACATATAAATATATACGTAAATATATAATATGTCAAATACTAAAGACTATTCTCCATTAGAGATATCTCGGAATCTTTCGGGAAGGTTTTTACCAGACTCTTCTAAGTCAGTTGGCTCATCCTCTGATTCCGAGTCATCACCTTCTACAGCCTCAAACATGTCGTCTAGGGTTTCGTAAGCCGTATCCTCGTCGTCTAGCTCTAGCCCCTCCAGGAGTAGGTAGAAAGTCTCTTCGATAAACCTTCTAGCGGTCTCAGTCTCTTCGACAATTTCATTAGATATGACATAAGCGAGCGGTAGGCCTATATCGTTGTATTCGATAAAATCAGCGAAGTCTGGATCACTGCGGTAGTTGAGCCACAGGTCAGCAAGAATACTGCACTTGTCTTCAAAACTAGTCTTCGAGGCCATTAGAGATCCTAAAGAACTTGATGTCAGTCTCAGCTTGCTTGGCCATTTCGGTGCCCATCTTCATAAGAAGCTTGGCTACCTCCAGCTTTGCGTAAATCTCAGACACCTGGTCTGTAGAGTATTTAAACCCGTTTTGCTCTTCCATGGATTCCTCCCAGCCGAGCTACAGAGACTATTCGTCTTCTACTACTCCAGCTAACTTTCTAATTATGTGGATCGTCAGTTTGGCGTCCTCTTCAGAGCCTAGCAGGCTATTCTCTAAATTGTCAAGTAGCTCTAACCATCTATCTTTTTCGGCAATCTCCCCTAGAGTAAATCCAAATTCACAGGCTCTATCCACGGCCAACCTTACGTCTTCCGTTTGTATAGCATCTATGACACCAGATATATCCATATAGTATGGCTCACGGCTATTTGACATAGGTGCCCTCTAACTCTTTATAAAAGGCATCAGCACAGTGGGCGTACACATGAACCCCAGGGTGGGAATACTCTATCCCCTCAGGATGCCTATCATCTCCTATATAGAAATGATCTGGGTAGCTATCCAACAAAGACTGATGACACGCACTTAATGCGCAATCAGTACAGTCTCCCTCTGCATGGGACGCTAGGCATGAATTTCTAGTCTCCCAGTCTGGGTAGCAGATATATCTAGATAGAGTAGTTGATACCGAAGAGGCCAAAGAATTACTAATTTTTTTCGAGTAGCTTTCAAACTTTAAAAATTCATAGCTATCTAAGCGCTCTATAAGTTCTACAAACCCATGAGACCAGGTTCCCCAGATAAATTTTATATTCGAGGATTTACAGTACTGCTCTAGATGTCTTATTGCTCTAATACTTGCATACAGAGCCGCATCTACGCTAACTGCTTCCTCGGGAGATATAGGTTTTTTCACTATTTTTGTAGAAGTAACTAGATCGTAATTATGGTTAGTGTATAAAGTCTTAAAGTATTTACTTGACTTATAAGACCTAGTAGACATGACGCCATCTTCACCATCTACCCGTGAAGCGAGGATGTTACCATCGATAGGAACTGTAATCCTATAAGGGTCAGGAAATACAATCGCAAGATATTTAGGATTTTCATATCTAGAAAAATAGATAAATAGCTCGTCCACTAATCTGTCAATAGCTATTCCAGGAGATGCCAGCGTAGAGAAGGATTCGGTCCCTAGCCGCCCAGCAAGCAGGTCCCCCCATCTACCATCATTTGGCACTCCCGTTGCACTTGTGTACGAGCACCCAGCAATTAGTAATTCAGTGCCCACAGAGAATTCATTAGATCTATATCCTAAAGAATTACGTCTAGTTTTAGGATCAGAGTCGTAGGTATTCAGCGGCCCTGGATCTCTAGCAGTGGAACTACTAAAAAACTTACCACCATATAGATACGTGAGGTAGTCATCGTATCTATCAAAATCTATAGACACCACTATGGAGCTACTCGACCATTTTTATTGAAGGTTTCGTAAGTGATAGGCATCTTCTCAGCGAAGAACTCTTCCATCTTCTCAGCAACCATCTCGATCTCCCGCTGAGGAAAGCTAGGAAAGTGGGTACCTTCACGAGTTGTACGTAGTGATAGGAAGTTCATAAGTGAGCGAGCATTCATAGTTACATACATAGACGAGTAGATGTTGACTGGAAGTACTGCACGAGCAACTTCACGAGCAACTCCAGCCTTTAGCATTCTGGTATATGCCAGATATGCATCGTCATTAGCTCGCATAATTTCTGCTGGCACCATCTTCTTCTGAGAATAGTCACCATCTTCAAAGGTGTAGGCTCCAGCCTTACCAACCTGAACTAACTTTCGATCTTCTCCAGGCACGTAGAAAACTGGGCTTAGCTCCTTGTAACGTCCAGATTCTTCGTTGTAGCTGGCAATTCGGTGACGCATGAACTCACGGAACACAAAGATTGGAGCTTCAATAAAGAAGGTAAATGCGTTGTGCTCAAACGGTGAACCGTGACGGTCACGCATCAGGTAGTTGATTAGTCCTTCTTCTTTGGTTCCCATATCAACATTGCGACTATCACTGCTAGTAGACACACGAGCGCTGCGAACAACTGCATCATCTCCACCCATTGATTGAATAAGCTCGACGGTAACGTCAGATCTAAATGTAATTCCAGTAGTCATAGGAATATCCTAACCTACTGAAGCCCACACTGGGGGGCGTTATATGAATCCTCTAGGGTCTTCTTCCTTTGAGATGCTAACTTAACTAAATACCACTCATCTAGTAGTCCAATAAGACTATGCACTGTATCGCAGTAAGTTATAGTAGTTCCGCCCTCATCGGCGGCGGCTTCAAGTATCCCCGCGTACTTTTCTGCATATACCCTACTTGTTATGTAGGTACGATAGCCCTTCTTAATCAAATGGATTAAAGTCTCCAGATACCTATCTACATCGTCTACAGCTTCAACAATAATGTCATGTCCATTGGAGTCGAGTAGCCAATCTCTGTCGTTACCTATACTTGACTCTTTTTTAGTTTTTTGGTGCCCGTCATTTAGAACATTCGCATAATTACCGTCAGTAAGTTGGTATCGATAAACTAGGTCACTGTCTAGCAGGGAGGCATCATCTACGTACGTGGTATGGATTCGAATACCCTCAGTGTCTGAATCTCTTTTCTTATAGTATGGAAGTTGTTTAAATTCTGACGTAAAAGATCTAGCCATCTCGGTTCCTCCGAGTACACAGACGCTAATTAGCATTATTCATCTTTCTGTATGTGAATACAATTGTTTCCAGCCCAGCATGTATCTCTCTTTTAGCTGGTGAATTTATCTTAGGTCTGTAGGAAAAAGAAGAGTATTCAGTGCCACCAAGTAGTTCTATAGCTGATAGCCCGTCGTTAGTGAGCACAGCTAGAGTACCAGAGTGTACGTATTCTATTACGTAATCACTTTCGGGTTCTGGCATTGGTACAGCTTCATCAGATAAGTATTTGTAGTATTTAACAGAGTCAATTTCCAACTCAGGGGCTAGGAACTCCTTAGCAGCCAACTGCTCCGTGTGATGCCACCCAAAAAAGTATTCAAGCATGCCATGAGTAACTACTAGACAATCATGTTTAGCATCGTAGGTTTCAACTCTAGAATAAGCTTCACTATCTTCTCCATTTATAACAAATCTATTTATTAACTCTCGATCAAAGTCTGGTATCGCAGCAAAAATAGAGTAGTGGTCAATAGCTGTAGCACCAGTAGGGTTACCCCCATGGATGATCTGATTCTGCCGATTAATTTGGTGGTACCTAGCCATTTTAATTTCAGCCTCGGCATTCAGCTGGGACGCCTCCCTAAGCATCTCGCTACTAAAATCTACTGGTTCCCAGGGTTCTCCACCGTCTAGCATTATTCTAATTTTAGAGATTGTAGCCTCTGCTCCGATGACACTAGCAGGTATTATTCTAAGATCCCCCTCTGCTGACTTCAGTAATTCAGCTAGCAAAGAATATGATTCTTGAGTTCTATTGGTGCAGTCAATAATAATCTGAAAAGCTCCAGCCTTTGCCTCTTCTAGTAGCCAAGGCTTGTAGTTGCTCACTGTAGTTGCATACGTGTCTAGACCCTGTAGTCCGTCATTGTAAGTTCTGTACCCATCCCCATGGGGATCGGGAATTTCTACTACAAGATCTTTGCCATAGCTGAGAGAGTTTCTACGAGTAAATATGTGATAGACAAATATTTTATCGTCTAGCCCATACTCAGGGAATCTCTTTATATGGTCAGTAATTTTCCTAGCAAGAGGTCCAAATCCGACTATAAGGATTCTCATTACTCAATAAGTCCATTTATTCGATCATGCATTGCCTCTAATCTAGCTAGCTCACTTCTCATATTTTCAATAGCGACGTTCAAAATTTTTAACTCTTCTTCGGAGACATTAGGGTCATTATCTCTAGCCCACTCTAAATCTTCAGCTTCCTTACGAACCTTACCGATCACCTCGAAGTGGTCCTGTACATCTTTGAAATGAGCCTCCCCTTTAGTGAAGTACCAATGATCTGCTGGACAGAAGTGAAACATAACCAGTACAAGCTCTGCCCCCTCTTGGTCAATACGCTCCCTATAGTGAAAGTCATCGCAGCCCATGAATGCCAATGCTTCGCCTTCAGGTATATCTAACCCAACTCGATCTTCATCGGTACCGAACCAGATAGGCCACTCGACATTAGACTTAACGCAATAGTTGATTGTATAGATGTTTGCATTAGTATCGTGATGCCCTACCAAATGAGATTTAGAATCATAGCTAAGCAGTATGCTGTAAGTTGCCTTTAGTGTCTCATCATCAAAGACCTCTTTGGCAATTGGCTCAAGGATCTCATTAAACTTGGCTAGGCCCTTAGCTCGTCGCACTTCCCTATCACTGATGTCATCGAAGTAGTACTTCTTATCAGGTCCCAGATACTCGTCAACAACCGCCGATAGCTCAGCCCGCTGGTCCTCGGTAAATACGTTCTTTAGGGGTATTGGATCAAAAAACACTAGGCTGCCTTCCAAAAGACAAATAGTCTACAGTTGACACCGTCCACAGTTTTACCAAGCGAGAACTCGTCCCAGCTAGCTCTATCAAACCAGACAACATCCCCGATGTCACCGTTATAGGAATCCTTACCTAAAGTATCTCTATCTCCGCTGTAGTCGCGTCCAAGTTTTGACATGTAAATAACTCCGACAACAAGGGCCTCATCCGATAGCGACGGCTTAGTGTCATTAGCGCTAAATACTACTCGCTGCTGAGTAAGTTTAGTTCGATTATCCTCGTGCCGTCCTATGTGAAATAGGTTTATGGAATTAATCGAGGAGCCAATTCTAATGTTAAGAGGTTCAGCGACATGCACACCGTCAGGACTCTCTACGATAAAATCAGTTCCATTCTCTAGAATGTAGGAGAGATACTCTCTAATCTGGCTTCTAGACAGATAATTTGCCAACATGTTAATACCCATGCGGCTATCTTATCATCCACTTAGTCAGTTAATTTATAGCTGACTCTAGTTACTCTGCCCCAAGGGAACATGCTCAATCGGCTCGGATCTCCTCCGATTGCTAGGTACACGCCCTGCGACAGTTCATTTTGAACGACCCCCTCGAACACTAGGCCATCTTCCAAGACTACAGTTGCCCACATACCAGCCGTCCCGCTAGTTCGATATTCACTAACCACTGACATTTTCAGTCTCCTCTATTACATGGCACTGGCAACCACAGCGATGTCCAGGGAATTCAAGTATACAAATCTTGTGATGCCCAGTTATGCACCAACCAAATAAGGTCCGCTTCTCGGCTAGATCGTCTTTCATAGTGAACCCTAATTTAGCTATCTTAATTGATATAATTTGGCTATGCAAGATGCCATACACAACTATACTCCATTTGATCACTGGGTGGTAGATAACTTCTTTGATGCTGATACTGCAATGCAGCTTGCCTCTGACTTCTATGAATATGACGATCCTAGATGGTTAACTCAACATTCAAACGAGTTAGAGAATAAAAGAATTTCAACGTACTGGGATGGATATCCAAGAAGCATATATGCAGCCTTTTTCTATTTATGCTCTCAGGAGTTTATAGATCGGCTAGAGATACTTACAGGAATAGACGGACTAGTTGCAGACTATGGACTTCATGGCGGGGGTATGCATATACACAGCGGAACCACTGGGAAGCTGAACTTACACCAAGACGCAGAGCTTCATCCTAAATTAGGACTAAAGCGTAAACTAAATATAGTGATCTATTTAAATCCAAACTGGGATGCTTCCTGGGGGGGTAGTCTTCAGTTTTGGTCATCAGATACTTTTAGTAGCCCTGGGGAGTTGGTTAAGGAAATAGAACCTAGCTTCAATAGAGCTGTAATTTTTGACACCACGCAAAATTCATGGCACGGGCTACCAGAAAAACTATCTGCACCAGAGGGACAGAATAGAAAAAGTATCGCTCTCTTCTATTACATAAAAGATGACAATAAATTAGAGGCGCGTAGGACTCGGGCTATGTTTGCCCCATCTAAAGACCAGCGCGATGATCCTGCAATTTTAGAGGCCATTCAAGAAAGACTATCTACGACACGCCATCTAGGCGAGCAGACTCAAGCTTGTAGCTTAGAGTAGAATTTATCAGCAATATGAGCATGCATATGCACACCCATATGCTCTTGCTTATCGGTTGCCTCATCAAAGCAGCAGTCACCATGCTCGTCTCTCAATTCTTGGTGACAATCAAGTTTAGAGAAGTCTTCTACGCAGTTGCCCTCTAGATAGAAAAATTCCATATCTATATAGCTATCAAAATCGGTATACGGCAGATGAGTCTCGGACAACTTTAACTCTCTAAAATCTCTCTCATCTTCCACAGTAGTGGGTAGATCTCTAACATATCTGGTGAGGTAGTCTAATCTAAAATCCCACGTGGCCCAAACTAGCTTGATTCCAGCTTCTTTGCAATACTCAGAGAAATGGGCCAGAGCCTGGCCAGACGCAAAGTATGCAGCTTCAGCATTCAAAACTTTATCAATAGGGAACGGGCGCTTAGCATATTTAGGTGTATCAGCATTCTTCATAGATCTATTTGTATGAGTCAATCTAACTGGGTTGATGCTTCCAGTATTAAATTTTTCCTCTACGCAATATCTAGAGTTTGTCATAGTGTCAAATCTAGAAAAGTCAGGAAGTAGCAGTGCAACCACTTTAGGCTTTCCATATCTTTTTATGTGATGCATTACTGCGCTGATAGCAGTTTTAGTTCCCCATCCAGGGACTGCAAGAGTTGCAGTAGTCATGCCCAGCTGTCCCCCTAGAAGGGTCGACCATCTGCCTTCTTCATGCACACCTTGACCGAAAGTGTGCGAACACCCAGCTGCAATTAATTCAGAAGGACCGTCGTATTCTCGATCTCTGTAGCCATAAGAATTCTGATTATATGTATGCACCGAGTCTACAGTCTCTGACCAGTCAAACATGTCTTTAGAGTCTCTGGTGCGCAAGGCATAAATGCCAAATATGGATAGTAGTTGCTCTTTAGTGTAGAGCCCAGTATCCTCCCAAAGAGACGGGTCAAGCTCTAACTTGAGATCTTCACTATAGTCCCTATCAGGGTTTTTTGGATATGAACGTCCCACTAGCTAGTAACTCCAGTAGAACCAAATCCTCCATCGCCTCTATCAGTTTCAGTCAGGGCGTCTACAATTTCGAACTCGGCGTATTCAACCTTTTGAATTACTAACTGCGCAATGCGGTCCCCTGCTTTGACTTCAAAATCAAGAGATCCAGTATTTAGCAGAATAACCCCCACCTCGCCTCGATACCCAGCATCAATGGTGCCAGGCGCATTCAACACAGTGATCCCATGCTTTAGAGCCAGTCCAGATCTCGGGTGAACTAGGCCGACATAGCCATTAGGAATTGCAATCTTAATTCCAGTCTTAACTAAAACCCTCTGGTGCGCAGCAATTCTTACGTCTTCAGCGGAGATTAGGTCAGCTCCAGCATCGCCGTCAGTAGCATATTTAGGGGCAGTAGAGCCCACTACTTGAATCTTTACGCCCATCTGTAGGCTCCCTCTGTCTGTAATGCTCCTCTGCAAAAAGGGCACAGTCCGCTCAATAGAAATTCTAGTTTATACCAGTTGCCACATCTGTGGCAGCAGTCATTGTCTTTACTCATCGTCATTCATTTCTAGTTCGGCTTTCTTAGCAGCCATCTTTTCTTTGTGTTCAATAGCCAGATTAGCTATTGTCTGATTTTTATAGTGTACGCGTTTCACGCGTTCAGGGTAGAAGCTTCTCATAGTTTCCATATGCTTAGGACCGCCAAAGACGTCAATCCAAACTTTGCCCTCAGAGGTAGTTACATGCTGAACGAATCGAAACCGACCACGCTCTCCAGAGATTTTTAGTTCGGTGCCTTTAGATACGTGGCGTCCATTAATCTGTATCTCTACGAGATACACCCAGCCATCGTTAGGCTTTGGCCCCACGGGTAGGCTTGGTTTTTTCTTGCGCCCCATTAAAGTCCTCTTCCAACTGCAACCATTCAACAACATCAGGATTGTCTTTTATGAACGATAGCATAGGTGCTTCCCAAATTCCAATGAAATGATGTTCCCAAACATCGTAGTCATCTTTTGGTTTTGGCTGAACTTGACCAGCGTACACCATAGTTATGACATGTATAACTTCATGTAGAAGAGTTTGCTGCTTTTTAGTGAATGCAATATTGGCGTCTATAACTATTAGATTCCCCTGATCGATAGTGTAGCCATAAGAGTTGTCGTTTAGGGTGCCGTCAGATTTGATTGTGCGTTCCTCGATCTTAAAGATCTGACCGCCAATTTTAACTCTCTTCGGAGTCCCCATCTGTAGCCCCTCCAATAGTGGCGTCTAATACGTTTTTGATACTAGAAGGATACCAGCTCCCACCCCTAGGGGTCTGGATGCCGCTTCGGTTAAGGTCATCAGCAATCCGCTGCAAAGAATACCCCATTCTACGCTTAATAGCAATCTGCTCCTTGGTGATCATAGAGACTTCCATACGAGGCCCCATGTCTTTGCCCCAGACAATCCCCTGCTCACGACGGTCTTTGTGAATATCTTTCGCTCGTTCAGCAATGATTCCTCGCTCCATCTCCGCGAGCGCAGACATAATCGTAACTACAAAGCGTCCTTGGTATGTACTTGTGTCTAAGTTCAGGTCCAGCATAATCAAACGCCAACCATTTTTGCCAGCTCTATCCACGATATCCAAGAAGTCTTTTGTACTTCTAGCAAGTCGATCAATACGGGTAACAATAAGGGCGTCTGCGTCACCACGGTCTAAACGTCTAAGCGCCTCAGTTAGGGCTGGTCGCCCCGTGACATTCTTACCAGACTTACCTTCTTCTAGGACTACTTCATAGCCAGAGAAGCCATACATCTCGGATGCCTGAATAAGCTGACGCTCCTGGGCACCAAGGGATACCCCGTCCTCTACCTGCATCTGCGTCGATACTCGAGCATACAGTAGGGCTTTGCTGATAGGGGCGTCCATGACTCTATTATACGGTGCCCAGGACTCTGATAAAATAGGGGGCATGAACTTTGAATTTTTTGATGGAACCAAAATAGCCGTAACTCATGGGATTCTAACCGACGAAGAGTGCGTAATCCTACACAACTATGCCGTGGAGACTAAGCTCGCGGAGACCGAAGAGTCTCGGGCACAGATGGAAATAGACAGCAAATACGGCGAGTCCGCGTTCATCCAGCTGGACCACACTATTACTAGAGACGTAGGCAGACTTAAGGACTTCTGGGGCTCTAAGAATGTCCACACCAAGCTTGGACCTAAGCACATCCAGGACATCATCGAAAAGTTGCAGCACAACCTGATTCCAGTAATCGAAGAGTACTTGCGATTGATTGACAACCCTAAGAAGTTTGTTGACCCAGGAGCAATTAAGTTTGACCCAATCCACGTATACTCAGCAGGGCACAGTTTCAATAATCACGTTGACTGCCATGAGTTTGCACTTGTTTTCTACGTAAGTAATCCTGACCAGTTTGTTGGTGGCGATCTTGTATACGATGCTGGACCGAGAGTTACCCCTTCTAGAGGCGCTCTAGTTATTTCACCATCTGACATGCCGCACGAAGTATATGAAGTGACCGAGGGTTTTAGGTGTAGCCTAACTAATTTCTTCTCAGCGCAGGATGACGCCTGGGCAGCTCATAGAGCTAATAACTAAGTATTAGAAACTAACAGAGCTCTCATCCAGCTGGTCTATAGGGTAGTCGTAGGAGACTTTACGATCTATTTCTTGGAAGACAATGATGAGATCCAGCCTCACCCCCGTTACAACTTCTACTATCTCCCAGTCGTTGAGTCTTTCATTTCTATGAATGACTATATCAGATCTAGCAGGTCTGAATCCCTCTCCATTATTTAAGTAGAGGGTCTCTCCAGAATAGTAATCATCAGGGTGCGACGCAGTGACTATTGCAGTATATAGAATTTCGTTATTCTGATTGTACAATCCATACTCTTCTTTATATGTTTGTACATCTTCCGTGCGCAGAATAGTAAAACTTCTAGGTTCTAGTTGACCAGAAACTGCATAAGTTTTATAGATATGCTCCCTAGCAATATCTTGAACTTTCTGCACTACTCCCATGGAATCCCACTCATCGGGGCGGTACTGCAGGGTACATACTTGACTAAAAGCTAAGTCAGTAGTGCTAGCTGAAAGCTTAGAGTTAATAAAATTCTCTAATGCAGCGCTCTCTTCAGGCGAGATTATTCCAGTTAAGGTGTCAAATTTTTTCTCGAGATATCTATTTTCTTTTGTAAAAATAGGATCTTCGTAGAATTCCTCTTTAGAGTCTTCAGGCTTTAGTGTAGGTTCGGATCTCATTAGTATATAAAGTCTCTCTTTGGCTTTTTCTTAGGGAATAAGCAGTATTTAACCTTCAGGTATGCACGTTCTATATAGTATGCAATCTTCATCATGATATAACACCCTTCTCGTAGTAGGTTTCCCAGGCAAGAACATCTACGTCATCATTTAAAACTGGTTGACCTTTTATATTCAAACTAGTGTTCAATAGAATTGGAACTCCAGTTTTTTGATAGAAAGCACTTAGTACAGCATACAGCCCTGGGTGCTGCTCTTTATTTACTGTCTGAACTCTAGAGGTGCCGTCAGCATGTACAACACTCGGTATCAGCTCTGGTTTTAGGCATTTAGGCGTGAACTGCATATAAGGGGATGCGTAATCCATGTCAAACCACTCGCTTGCATATTCTTCCATAACTACTGGAGCAAACGGCCTGAACAGCTCACGTTGCTTAATCTTATTTACTTTGTCCTTGATATTAGGATCACGAGGATCAGCAAGAATGCTACGATTCCCCAGAGCTCTTGGCCCATACTCTGCCTTTCCACTAGCTACTGGTGCCACTTTATCTTTAATAAGGGCGTCTACTATTTTGTCTACAGGATATTCACCAGGGATGTCAGTACCTAAGTACGGGCCCTGCCAGTCTAGCTTTTTACCGTAAACAATCGCTGCGGCACCTAGCGATGAGCCAGCATCCCCTGGGTTAGGCATAATCCAAACACCATCAAATAGATTCCATAGGGTGGTGTTTGCCTTACTATTTAAGGCACAGCCGCCCATGAATACAAGATTAGATTTACCAGTCTTCTTTTTTGCATAGAGCATGAAATCCCAAAGCCTGAGCTCATATACTTTTTGAACAGCAGCCGCGATATCAAAACGATCCTGCTCAGTTATTTCCTGGCCCCAGTTATCTATACCCTTATGAAAGTTATACGTCTGGTAGTCAAACCTAGGGAAGTAGTGAAGAACTTTATAGTAGTACTTAGTCCAGTCACCATAGGCAGCCATACCCATCATGATGTATTCTTCCTCGTTTGGCTTAAGACCAATCAAATGAGTAAACGCTGAGTAGAAAAGTCCATAACTAAATGGATACTTCCAACGTTTAACTTGCTTAAGTTCATCACCTTCGCCAACCCAGATAGAGCTGGTAGTAAACTCGCCAATAGCATCCAACACAACAACTACAGCATCATCGAACGGCGAGGTATAGTAGCCAGCTGCCGCATGGGAGTGATGGTGGTATGCAGTATAGGTTGGAATATCTCGCAGTTCTGGCATGCTCTTATAGAATGGCTTACCACCACCTAACCCGCCTCGCGAGAGTATGCGCCACTTCTTTAGCCAGCGATCCTCATAGTAGGCGATCTGGTCTGGCTTACCATAAGACAGTGCTTCTAGGAGTATCTCCCTATTGGTATACCAATCATTCTTCTTCTTGGAGTATCGCTCAGCGTGAGCAGCAAAAAGTATTTTGCCATTTTCAACGACAGAGACAGCTGCGTCGTGTGTTGTCTCATTTATCCCAAGTATTCTCATACTTGAAGTTTATCTAAAAATGCATTGGCGTAGTGGAGATGCTCGTGAGCACCCATATGAGCGTGAAACTCACCAAGTTTTCTATCTCTAGCTACAGTAAAGAATTCCTCGCAGGCTAGCTTGTAGTCCTGATGACAATTCCTAGTAAATAGACCACCATCTTCTTTGTCTACATCTACAGGTATGTACTCTGGCACATCTAAGGTCGAGGCTAGATCCCTAAAGACACCGTCCCAGGATGACCAATGAAATTCTATTCCGAGGGATACGCAGTACAGTCTGAGTATGTTTATTGATTGCATGCCAGCTCTTACAGCATCAAGAGCAGTATTAACATGCTCTACGCCATGAGGACGCTTGGATATTGATGCTCTATGTTCTGAACCATATGCTTCATAAGTAGCTGGATATACATTTCGAATTTTCTCCGAGGCCGAGAATGATGGCACATACCCTCTATCTATTTTTAGATATCGTTCATCTATTAGTATTTCTGATCTAGTTATATTAGGAAATAGGCATAAAATATACTTAGGTTTTTTATTAGTTGCTAAGTATGCAAATATCATCCTAACTATCTTCTCAGTTGACCACCCTGGTCCTGATATGTTCGCATAACTCAGGGATAATTCATTGGCAATTACAGACCCCCATAGATACTCCCTGTCGGGAATACCAACTCCCCAAGTCTGAGAACAGCCAGCATAGACAATATCGGCGTCCAAAAATTCAGGCGAACGGTATCCAAGAGAATTTTTATCCGCATAAACAGTACCCTCAAAGTCGGTGTATATGTGAGAGGTATCTACTGGAGGTAGGTCAAGTTTTAGGACATAATCTGCCACAGACTTTGCCACTAGTGTAGAGTTTTCCCCCAACTGGAGCACTACACTATATTCGTCACTCATATGGATATTATAGTAGACTATAGCCATGACAGACTCTAAGCTACCTTATACCCTGGTAAAGGGTGTTCTAACTCCCGCTCAGTGCGCGGCATATAGAACCTGGATAGAGACATATGCAATAGCGGATGCCTTTAGGCCAGGATATCGACTATCTACTGTCGGTATTCCAGAGCTTTACAATGAAAATAATTCATTCCTACAACCGCTGAGAGTGCTTCTAAATAAAGTAGAGAGCCACTTCAGGGGTAGCTATGACATTAAGCACACTTTTGACATGAAGCGCCTCTATGGAAACATCATGGATACAGGGGCTCAGAACCCAGCGCATGACGATGATGGTGACCACTATGATGGAAAGCCAAGTGTAGAGCTCCACTACTCATCAATCCTGATGTTGAATAGCGATTACGAGGGTGGCGAACTATACTTCGAGCACCACGGGGTGGAAGTTAAGCTGGAAGAGGGCGACCTAATCATGTTCCGAGGTAACGCCGAGAATCTTCATGGAGTACGTACCGTCAAAGAGGGACGTCGATTTAACTTTATTTTCTTCTTTAGGGACTATATTCCGACTAGCTCTGCGTCGTAGCCCCAAGCAAAAGAAGTCATAGAGTAGCGAGTTCCGTTACTCACTGGATTCACCATGTGCAGGTTCCCTGCGTGGTGGACTATAAGCACTCCACGCTTTGGTTTGTATTGAATCCCATACTCTGGATAGCAGATCTCTCCGCCATCGAAGTCACTGTTTAAGTAGATCAGGATCCCGAACCTACATTCAGCATTTCTGTTGTCAACCATGTTTTCGTCTTCATTGTCTCGATGAAGGCCAACTGGATGAAGAGTCTCTGAGTTTCTGACAATAGTCCCTGTTGGAACCATGTGGTTTGCCCCAGTGAAGAGCGATGCAATTCTATGATTTATATCCTGTATTTTATATTTTGCTTCACGCATGTGAGCAACATGCAGAGACTTGCCAGCATAGTGGCCATCGTGCGGGTTTAGATTATCTACCCTCCAGCCAGGCTCATCTGTGGATTCGGCTATACGTAGCAGAGTGTCAACTTCATCATCAGTTAGGAAGTTTTCATATTCCCAGAGTCTATCTTTGACAAGTTCTTTAAGAGGCATATAAGAATTATATCAACGTCATGTTGCATAGATTTATACAATCTTAGACCTAAGTTTGTATGACTTTTATGTACATTACGTTTTGTACATTAACTATGCAAATAGCGGTGTCCAGTATGCTATATTTAGTACCTTAGTTTCCACGATATTGCACGATTCCTAGATTCTGGGTCCCGCCCGACGAAAGCCTAGCCACTACCTTAATCATAATCTCTTGATTGATTCGGGTAGCAATAACCCTAGAGATGGCACTAGAAGACACAGATCCAACAACTACCCAGACATCAGTACCTAGCGGAGCTGTATATATGTCATAGCCACTAGCCCCCAATACTGCGCCCCAGGAGACATTTACTGCGCCAGATCCAGCTCTACGCTGAGTAGCAATTACGGTCCCCTGTAGACCAGAAGGTAAGTCTGATACTGGCTCAAAGGCATTAGGTATCCCAGTGCCGAGAATGGATAGCTCCGTAGTTGGAGCTCCAGCACCAGCAACTGTCTTCGAGACCACCCTGTAAGTATCCGTAGCCCCAGCGGTAGGCTGGCCTGCCTGGTAGTAGCTATTAGTAGTCTCATGCACGGTGACCCAAGTGCCGTTCTTCAATACTTGAATGGCATACGAAGGAATCACGCTACCTCCGTTATAGCTAGGGGCAGACCAAGTAAGGGTGTAGTTCTTAATCTTAAAGTTCTGAGGGGCACTAGGTACGCCATATGGAGCATAGAAGTAGACCAGTGAACCTTCAGCCAGCTTAACTCCACCTCGACCATACGGCACTACCTTAACTACATAGTCAGTGTTGCTATATAGATTGTCCACACTAATTTCTGTGTAGGAGGTGTTGGCAGTGTAGATGTATCCAGCTTGGCCCTTACGTCCAATCTTTACAGAGTAGTAGCTGACACTATCCCTAGGTGTCCATGCTAGAGACACTACCCTAGGTCCTATATTCATAATGAAGACATCCTGCGTAGCAGGGGTCATATCTAGGGTAGGCGTGGCTGGCAGACTCACAGGGGTGCTTGCTGATGTTTTGGCTACGATAGCTATATCATTGTACGAAGACTTACCACCAACAACTACAGACTTATCTGATAGCGAGTGCAGTAGAGACTCCGCCGATATTGCTGTAGTGACAGAGCGGTTAGAGATGTAGGTAGCGATAATCCCAGAGACAAAAGGGCTAGCCTGAGACGTTCCGCTCTTCTGCACAGACGATGAGTGATTGAACGGGGTATCTGAGGCTATACGAGACCCTGGTGCAAAGATGTCTACACAGGAACCCCAGTTAGAGAAAGGTGACTTAACGTCTACGTTATCTACAGCACCAACTGCGATAACCCCAGGGGTGCTAGCAGGGGAACTAGTGCATGCATCAACATTAGAATTACCAGCAGCTGATACCACAATAAGACCAGCGGAGATAAGTCTAGAAGTAGCGGCATTTACTGCATCGTCCTTCGGACCACCGAGGCTCATATTCACTATCTCCAGTGATCCAGGAGCATGATTAGCCAAGATCCAGTCAATGCCAGCAGTCAATGTCGAGGTCTTACCTTGACCAGCACAGTTCAACACTCTAACTGGAACGATTGTTGCTTTCTTTGCTACACCAAAATAGGCACCAGCGGCCAGCCCAGCGACATGAGTACCATGCCCATGGCAGTCAACTTGGTCTAAGTTCTCCCCAAAAGAGTCAAACCCATCCGCGACTCTCCCGCTAAAGTCTGGGTGAGTCGAGTCAACTCCAGTATCTACTATGTAGATACGAACACCGTCGCCAGATGATCCGTAGGTGTACGCCCCGTCTTTGATGCCATCTATGCGATCTAGCGACCAGGGAGCACTGCCCTGTGTTTCCATGATGCTAAAAGTATTCTCTACAGCTGTACTAGGCATAGCTCCGAACCCATGTGGGATAAGGGCAAGCATGGCAGCTATGGCAGTACTAGTTAGTTTTCTAATCATGTCTAGAAACTAGCATACTTATTTTATTTATGCAACTACATAGGCATGCATAAAAATAGTAGACTGAAGAGATGTCAGAGATATATCATCTAGAGCAGGGAGTATTGACTCCTGAAGAGTGCCTCAAGCTAGTAGATCACATAGCCGCAACAGCAGAGGCAGATCATCGCCCTGGATACCAACACTCTGGAATTCTAATCTACGATATTTTAGCGGGAGAAGTCCCCGCTGCTGTAGCCCCTATTCGCAAAGCAATAAAACTAGCCAACTCCGTGTTTAAGAAGAACTACGAGTTTACCTACAATAGGTTTGAGCTGAAGCGGTTATTTGGCAACATCATGAGTAAGGGCGCAATAAACGAGCCTCACGACGATGATGGCGATCGATACCCTGGCAAGCAGGCAATTGAAGAGCACTACTCCTGTGTACTCATGCTAAATAGCGACTATGAAGGTGGAGAGCTCTACTTCGAGCATCACGGTGTAGAGATTCGTCTAGAAGCAGGGGATCTAATTATGTTTAGAGGTAATGCCGAGAACTTGCACGGTGTCCGCGAGGTACTTAGCGGAACTAGAACTAACGTGATTATCTTCTTTAGAAACTTCGATTTAGACGTGCCATACGATGAAGACATTTGGCTAGATTTCATATCTGAATAAGATAACCCACACATGACTAGCTGCTGACATAGCGTCAGACTTACCAATAGACAGCGGTGTGGGTGTTTACGTGGAGATGGCGGGAATTGAACCCGCGTCCGATCAAGGACTAACTATTCTTCTACAAGCTTAGTCGGTGTATATTTCCAGGACCGCGCCGACACATCCTGTGGTGCTTCAGTTTTACGTCTCCAGCATGGACGCAGTGCGGGTTATTCTATTTATTTAAGACCTGACTGCCCAGCTAGAACTACTGCTTTGTCAGGGGCTCTAAAGCGTTTCTTATTCTATACATTTTCAATGAAATGTATAGAATAAGAATCATTTACGCTACTAGTGCGAATGCTGAACGTGAGTTTGCATTTATTGCTTTGCCCGATTTAAGAGGTACAGGCTTCTCTGCTTGCTTCACTAGTTTGCTGAATGACCGTCGAAACCTGTCATCCCCGTCATATTTAGTTATAAGAGTATTGTAGCAGGTAGTACTGCAGACTGACTCAGTGAAATCATACAATACAGCGCCGCGTCAAGGGATCGGACCCTGCAAGACAGACTTTGGAGATCCGTCCGTACCCAGTACCCGCGACTAAATTGAACTACCTGGATTCGAACCAGGGCTTCGGATTATGTCCTGCATTTAGACCTCCGTGTGCTGCCACTAACACTATAGCTCCAGGTTCAGCTTGTCTCGGATGCCTCCGAGATAGTTCCTCTGCCTGTTGGAGCGGATAGGGAGAATCGAACTCCCGCCTTCAACTTGGAAGGATGAGGCACTACCATTATGCAATATCCGCAATCGAGGCACCTAAGGTAGCGATCCGTAGGCACCTCTCCAGAACTCGCATCTGGGACGGATACCTACTTGACGGCGCAGGTATCGAGCCGAATAGAAGTAAACTTCTATCGCTGCCCCAGGAGGTCTCGATCCTCCGACATCCGAGTTAACAGCTCGGCGCTCTGCCAACTGAGCTATAGGGCATTACGGTTTATTTTGCTCTCTTGCGGAGAGGCACCCATAAACCAAGGGCTTCGCTACTAAACTGCAAAGAACTCGGAACTACATTGACCATTCATATGATTCCGCAGTGCTGTTTAGTACTTGATACTAGAGGTGGTCATCCTTAGTACCCCGTGGACTGTAGGGATTTGAACCCTGTTACCGCCTTAACGTGGTGCTCACGCATACAGTGCAGTCCTAAGCAGTTTCGACCGCTTGCTTAGGCGGCCTTAGTACGTAGGCTTTCGCCGTCTCTAGGAGGTTTATTTACCTGTAACTAGGCGACGCTTTACAGCGTCCCAAATCTTTGGACGTTTCTTAGATGCTTTACCGTTCTTACGGTCACTAGTTGATTTTGATGGAGCTGGAGCTCCACCTTTACCCTTTGCCATTTTCTCTCCTTCTTTTGTTGTTAGTTGCGGAGGCAGGATTTGAACCTACGATCTCTAGGTTATGAGCCTAGCGGGCTGCCGAACTGCCCCACTCCGCGTCGTATATTTATTATATATCTATCCCACGGTTAGTTGCACGCCAAGTAGATGGTGAATGATTAGCTTCAACTGCTTTTTTGTGGTCAACATCTTCATACATTCTAACTATATGAATGCATGGATCAGCGCCATCTTCAAACTCGGCATCTTCGGGTTCTGACATCGGTAGCCCGTCGTGGGTGTAGCAGACTGCTGGTCCGCACCAACCCTTTTCAACACCGTGCTTAAGCCATGCTTCAAAATCTTCCATACATAAATAATAAACCCTACCTGACATAGTGTCAAGTAGGGTTATTATTTTTAGATATTAGAGGCCAGTGTCAGATGATGGTGAAGGCTCTTCAGCGGCACTCTTGCCACCAGCCTGTCCACCGAATGCAGAGTTGATCTCGGCAACATCAAGTACACCGTCAATCATGTAAGCACGTGACAGGTTCTCTGCTACGTCCATTACACCAATAAATGCAGCCATTGCGCCTGCCTGCCAGAGTTCAACTCCAGCAATCGAACCACCAGCAAAAGTTCCGCTTACGCGAAGAATAATTAGTGCCGCAGTTCGTCTGAATACTTCAGCGAATACTCCCATTAGAAGCTCCTAGGATAGATGTGATTAATTGTCGCCTCTCTCCCAAGGGCACTCTAATTATACCACTCTAAGCTGGGCGTCTGTTCCTTCTAAGCGTGCTGCGCTGAGCTTCAGTAGTTCCGCCCCATATACCCATTACTCCAGTTTTCACTGCATATGATAGGCAATCAAACTTGAGCTCACATCCGCCGCAGACGCTTTTTGCCTGCTGAATACTTGGGTAAGAACTGCCTATAATCCTGCCTTGCGCATCCTCTGTGTCGACGGAGAAGAAAAGCTCTGGGTCTACCTGAGCGCAGGCTGCCTCACCTTCAAATACAAACTTCGGAATTTCTGCATTTAGGGAGGCTTTGGATGCCATAGGTGTGTATCCTTCTTTAGACGTATCTATATTGTATTTAAACAAGCAAATAAATGCAACTTAGAGTAGAAGAAAACCCCTCCCGAAGGAGGGGTTTTGCAGGTAGAACTAGAAGTCCCAGTCGTCATCCTCTGTCGACTCGTGCTTACCCATAACGTAGCTTGACCCCGAGCCAGAGAAGAAGTCGTGGTTCTCATCTGCGCTAGGTGATAGAGCTGACAAGATAGAAGGATTGACGTTACAGATCTCCTTAGGGAACAAAGCATCAAACCCAAGGTTCATCAGAGCCTTGTTCGCGTTGTAGTGCAAGAACTTCTTGACATCTTCCGTCAGTCCAAGCTCGTCGTAGAGATCAGCGGTGTACTTAACTTCGTTCTCGTAAAGCTCTAGCAACATATCATAGACATACTGCTTCAGTTCTGCCTGACGTTCGACTGACTCTTCGGCTAGTGCAAGCTGGAACTTGTAGCCGATGTAGTAACCGTGGACCGCTTCGTCGCGAATGATTAGACGAATAAGGTCAGCAGTGTTTGTCAGCTTTGCACGGCTTGATAGGTACATAGGCCAGTAGAAACCTGAGTAGAACAAGAATGACTCCAACAGAGTCGAGGCCGCCTTGCGCTTTAGCGGGTCAGTACCGTGGTAGTAACCAAGAACGATCTCGGCCTTCTTCTGCAGGTAAGGGTTCTCTTCTGACCATCTAAAGGCCTCGTCAATTTCATCAGTTGCACAGAGGGTCGAGAAAATCGAAGAGTAGCTCTTTGCGTGCACTGACTCCATGAAAGCGATGTTAGTTAGAACAGCTTCTTCGTGCTGGGTACGAGCATCAGGGATAAGGCTAACTGCACCTACGGTTCCCTGAATGGTGTCAAGCATGGTCAAGCCAGTAAATACTCGCTTAGTTATACTCTTCTCTTGATCGGTTAGCAAGCCCCATGACTGGATATCATTGGAGATTGCAACCTTCTCTGGCAACCAGAAGTTGGCAGTAAGGCGGTTCCAAACATCTAGGTCAATAGGATCTTGAAGTCGGTTCCAGTTAACTGGGCGAGTTATAGCTGACATGATACGCATCCTTCTACATCGGTGCCCTCTAGGGCGTTCTGTCTAATACGAATGTAATAGATAGTTTTTATACCCTTCTTCCACGCATAGATCTGAGCGCGGTTGACATCGCGAGTGGTTGCGGTGTCTTTGAAGAACAATGTCAGTGATAGACCCTGGTCTACGTGCTGAGTTGCAGCAGCATATACATCAACGATCTTCTCTGGACCAATCTCATATGCATCCTGGAAATACTCCATGTTGTCATTTGTTAGGCCAGGAGCTGGGTAGTAAACGCGACCTAGCTTGCCTTCCTTGCGAACTTCAATAGGAGCAGCGATCGGGTGGATCGAGCTAGTCGAGTTATTTACATAGCTGATAGAGCCAGTTGGCGGAACAGCCTGTAGGTTCTGGTTATATAGTCCGTGCTCCATAACAAAGTCACGAAGCTCCTGCCAATCCTTCTTTTTAGGGATGCGGATTTTTGATTCTTTAAATAGCTGAGCAACCTTCTCGGTAGCTGGCTCCCACTTCTCGTCGACGTACTTAGAGAAGAACGATCCGTCAGCATACTTAGAGTTCTTAAATCCATCAAAAGGACTTTTGGTCTCCTGAGCCAGTTCTGCCGAAGCTTTAATGGCATTGAACAAGATAGTCATGAAGTACATGTTAGTGAAGTCTATCGACTCCTCATCGCCATAGTACATACGAGCTTGGCCGAAGTAGCCGTGAAGGTTCATTTGGCCAAGGCCAATCGCACGTGACTTCTTGTTGCCCTCTGCAATAGACATTACGGACTCAATGTAGCTGAGGTCAGCCACAGAAGTTAGCGCCTTGATTGCAGTCTTAACTGACTTAGCAAAGTCTGGAGACTCCATCATCTTGGCTACGTTCATCGAACCAAGGTTGCAAGAGATGTCCTTGCCAATCTCGTTGTAGCTGAGGTCAGCGTTGTATGTGGTCGGGGTGTTGACCTGAAGAATCTCTGAGCAGAGGTTCGACATGTTGATGCGACCCTCAATTGGGTTGGCCTTATTTACAGTGTCCTCGTACATGATGTATGGGTAACCAGACTCAAACTGAAGCTCAGCGATGGTCTCGAACAACTGACGAGCCTTGATCTTGGTCTTCTTGATGCGAGCATCATCGACCATCTCCTGGTACTTCTCAGTGATCGAGATGTCACCAAAAGGCACGCCATACACGTTCTCAACGTCGTATGGAGAGAACAGGTACATATCGGCGTTCTCTTTAGCAAGCTCGAGGGTGATATCTGGAATTACAACACCAATAGATAGAGTCTTGATACGAGTCTTCTCATCGGCATTTTCACGCTTGGTGTCTAGGAATCGAAGAATATCTGGGTGATGCGCGTTCAAGTAGACCGCACCAGCGCCCTGACGAGCACCCAACTGGTTTGCATAGCTGAATGAGTCTTCGAGAAGCTTCATCACTGGGATAATTCCAGACGACTGGTTCTCGATCTTCTTGATAGGAGCACCGAACTCACGCAGGTTGCTGAGGCTCAGAGCCACGCCACCGCCACGTTTTGATAGCTGCAACGCCGAGTTAATTCCACGCGCAATCGACTCCATATTGTCTTCAATGCGAAGCAAGAAGCATGAAACGAACTCTCCACGCTGCTTTTTACCAGCATTGAGGAAAGTTGGGGTTGCTGGCTGGAAACGACCAGAAATGATCTCGTCTACTAGATCTTTCGCTAGCTCTTCTGACCCTTCGGCAAGCATAAGGGCGTTCATTACGATGCGGTCTTCGAAACGCTCTAGGTAGCGGTCACCATCAAAAGTTTTCAGTGCGTATGAGGTGTAGAACTTGTATGCACCAACAAACGTAGGGAAGCGGAACTTGTACGAGTAGGCGTGCTTAAAGAGGTCTTTGATAAACTCTTCAGAGTAGCGGTCTAGAACTTCCTTTTCGTAGTAGTCATTGTCTACGAGATAGCCAAGCTTCTCTTCCAACGAGTGGAAGAATACGGTGTTCTGGTTCACATGGTCTAAGAAGTAGCGTCTAGCTGCTTCCTTATCCTTATCGAACTGAATCTTCCTGTCGTCACTCCACAGGTTTAGCATTGCATTTAATTCGTGATAGCTGTAGTTATCCACAGTTGGTTTAGCCTCTCGGTTACTTGTTCGACATCATCTGGTGTACCTAATATTTCAACGCGATACAGCAAGGGTACACCTGTTTTAGCTGAAATCATCTCGGCGGCCTTACAGTAGTGGTCACCAAAATTTGTATTGCCGAGTCCGACAACACCGCGTAATAAAATTCTATTAGTCTCGATATTTAAAAATTTCTTAACCTGTTTTGGAATCGTATGATCATCATTTCCACCACCATAAGTTGGCACAAATAAGACATACGGTTCAGTGACTACTAGAGGATTGTCTCTATCCCACTTCAAAGGAATTCTAGTAGTTGGTTGACCTAACTTCTCGACAAATCTCTTAGTATTTTCAGAAATATTGGAGAAGTAGACTAGGCCATACACCCTTAGATGGTAGCGAGAAGGTCAGGGCGAAAACCTGACCAGTGGCTGTCGCCAGCAACTACTACTGGAGCTGCTTGGTAACCGAGAGCCTTGACGGTGTCCATGGCTGACGCATCTTTGCTCAAATCTACTACTTCGAATGCCACTTCCTTCATTGTCAAGTATTTCTTAGTGCTTTCGCACTGAACACATGATGGGAGAGTGTACACAGTTACCATTTTGTTGGTACCTTTCAAGGTAGAGATGAGAAATCCTGACGCTTTTCTGGTGAAAAATCACCTACGTCAGGACTGGCTGGATAACCAGTATAGAACAAAAATTAATCGTTGATTTTATTCTTCTGGTAATAGTAGCGACTCTGCTATTTTTTTGCAAATCGGGCAGATCGGAAACTTTTTAGGATCCCTGGACGGTATAAAAATCTCGCCACAGATGCCAACGACTGGCTTGCCGAGTATGTATCCTTCAGTCACTGACACGGATTCAGCATAGTGAGAGAACTTAATCTCATCTGAATCTACGTTCGAGGTCAATACATCTGGGTCATCGAGCAATCTAGCCATAAGTACAGTATACCTTCAACATAGAGGATACAGCCATGCGGTACAATTAAGTGAACTGTATTCCCACTCTCCAAGCCGAAATGAGTCCAGTTGAGCGCCCCAGCAGCACTGTACAACATCGTAGCCGATCAAGGCTCGACACTTTCGCGCATCATCTATTACAAAGATCCAGCTAAAAAGCCTATAGCCTTCACAGGGTATAAAGCTCGTATGCAAGTTAGGGCTAATAACTCAAGTGAATCTCTAATTTTAGAGCTCACGACCGAGAATGGTGGCATTGAGCTGGGAACTACTGACGGCAGCATAGCTCTACTTGTAGATGACGTAACTATGGCCTCCATTTCAGAGGGTATCTACTCATACGATCTAGAGTTGGTAGCTCCCTCAGCAGACTTATTCGTATATAAAATCCTTCAAGGCAACTTTGCAGTTAGATCAGAGGTGACCAGATAATGGCTGGATACACAGTTAGCTCCGTTACTGCAGGCAAGCACGCTCGCCAGGTAACAGTAGCCGCTTCAGGGCCTCAGGGAGCTGCAGGGCCTAAGGGAGATAGAGGAGACGCTGGAGTCCCTGGCGGTCTCTCCGCTCCATATAAATTTTTGAATACTTATGCGTCAACAAATCCAGGAACTGGACACTTAGCCTTCAATACTTCTAGTATTTTTTCAGCAACTGCACTATATATATCAGAGACTGACTCTCAGACAGATAGTCAGACGGGGCTACTAGATGCTGCAATAACTTCAACTAATAGCTACAAAGCAGTTATCACTGTTCAAGATGCGGTAAATACTCGAAAATTTTCTAGATACTACGTATTAGAGCAGTCGATGTCTTCTGGTTGGAGGACCCTAGACATCGCGTATATTGATGGCACTGCAAGATCCTGGACCTATAATGACAATCTAGTTTTTGTGGTCTCCCCTATTGGAGACGCAGGGACCACTGGCGCAGTAGGTCCAACGGGTGCCGTTGGTCCTGGAGTCCCTGCTGGTGGCTTGGCAGGTCAGATTCTACGTAAGACTGGGCTAGCAGACTATGCCACCGAGTGGGTAGACCCAAATCAGGTGGAAAGCGTTGCAGTATCAGAGTTGACTGATGTTCAACTCACTGATGTAGGCAATGGTCAGGTCTTGGTTTACGATCCTGAAATATCTAAATGGGTCAACAAGTCAACGCTGGAGATAGGCATATCAGCCTCCAGCATCTCAGGTACAATTAATGGTGGGTCAGCTAGCGAATTCTAGCAATAACTTTAGGGTGTAATTATGGCAGTTCAAATACAACTACGAAATGATACAGCGGCAAACTGGACCGCAGCGAACCCAACTCTAGCTAAGGGAGAACTTGGCGTAGAGATCGACACTAACAAGATGAAAATCGGAACTGGTGTCACTGCATGGAATGATCTTCCATATACAGGGATAGATTCACAAGAGATAGTACCTCTGGTGTCGTACTCCCACGTACAGGGTGCAGATAGCACTATCTGGACAATCGAACACAATCTAGGCTTCTACCCTGCTGTCACGATCTTTATGAGCTCGGGCGACATTGTAGAGGGAGCTATCGAACACCAAGACACAAATAACCTAACCATCACCTTCTCGGTTGCTATCTCTGGCACCGCGTACCTCTCCTAAGGAATAACAAATGGCAAAGCAGTTCTTAACGAACCTGAACCTCAACAAGAATGAGCTTCAGAATGCAAGGATCCAAAACCTTGCTACAGCTCCCTCTTCGCCTGTTGTAGGTCAGATCTACTACAACACCGTAGATTCAGCTCTAAAATACTACGACGGTACATCATGGGTGGCACTTGCTGCTGGTGGTAATGTTACCGAAGCCATCGCTGCCGCAATTACTGCGTTGGACTTGGCAAATACTTACGATGCAATTGGATCAGCGTCTGCAGCTCAGACTGCTGCAGAAGGCTATGCTGACTCTCTAGCAGTCAACTACGATGCAGCTGGTACAGCCGCAGCTGCAGGTGCCGCATCAAATGCATATGCAGATAGCCTTGCCACTAACTATGACGCCGCTGGCGCTGCTGACAACGCACTTGGCGATGCAAAAGATTACACCAATACTGTCTCTAACACTCTCACTACTGCAATTGCAACCGCTAAATCAGAAGCTATCACTGCTGCTGAAGGTTACGCTGATACTGCAGTCGCTGCGTTAGTTGACGGTGCTCCAGATCTACTAAATACTCTAAACGAACTTGCAGCTGCTATTGCAGACAACCCGAGCTATGCAACTGACGTTGCAAACCTTGTTGCAGGTAAGCAAAACAATCTAACTGCTGGCACATCTATTAGCCTCGTAGATGATGTAATCTCTGTTGTTGCTTCAGACTTTGATGCTTCTGGATCTGCTGCATCTGCTGAAGCCGCAGCGAAGTCTTACGCAGATGGACTTGCAGCTAACTACGACGCTGCAGGCTCTGCTACTTATGCCCTTAATAGCGCCAAAGACTACACAAATACTGTAGCAACTGGACTGCAGTCAGATATTGACAATGCTGTAGCAGGAATTTTCGCTACATCTTCTGGAGACGGTCTAAAAGTTGTTGATAGTGTACTAAGTGTCGATGCAGGTACTGGACTTGACTTCAACATTAATGGCGCTCTAAAGGTTGACCGCACAGCTACAGATGCTTGGTATGATGCAGCTGGATCGGCCTCAACAGCTGAATCTAATGCAGCTACCTACACTGATTCGGCTGTTGCAAGTCAGGCAACAACTACAGAAGCCGCGTACAAGAACTATGCAAATGCTATTGGCACTAACGTAACTTCAGCTTTCGAGCTTGCGGACCAGGGGCTATCGCAGGACATCTCTGACCTGTCTAACACAGTAACAGCTTCTGTTAGCGGTCTTGGTACTGATATCAGCAACGCTATTCAGACCTCGAAGGACTACACCAACACTGTAGCTTCTGGTCTATCTACCGATATCAGCAACGTAGCCTCCGACCTAACCTCTGGGCTAGACGCACTCGAGATCAGCCTAACCTCTGACTTCAACGCTGCAGATGATGTAGTTCTTTCTACTCTCCGTGGCGAGATCGCGGCTTCCGCTCAAGGGCTAGACGTAAAAGAGTCTGTAAAGGCTCTCGTTACAACTAATGTAAATATCGCTACTACCATGACAATCTACGACCAGATTGTGGATGGACCAGGAGTAGACGGGGTACCATTTACAAACGGAGTACCAGTCCGACTACTCCTTGTCGGTCAGACAGATGCTTCAGAGAATGGTATCTATGTACACAACTATGGTGCAAATACTTGGACCCGTGCCGACGATGCGTTAGAGATCACCCCAGGAACCTTCACCTTTGTTGAGTCAGGAACCGTTCACGGAGACACTGGCTGGGTAGTCACAACTGATGGCGATATCGTAGTAGGTACTACTTCAATTTCATGGACTCAGTTCTCTGGTACTGGTCAAATCACAGCTGGAAATGGCATCACCAAGAGCGGCAGCACCCTCTCAGCTGCAGCTGGTTCTGGAATTACTGTTGATGTAAACGGCATCTCAATTGCGTCTGACTACGCTGGTCAGTCTTCAATCGATACAGTCGGAACCATCACTTCTGGTACATGGAATGGCTCAACCATTGATGTTGCTAACGGTGGTACTGGAGCTAGCTCACTTACTGGTTATGTAGTAGGTAACGGCACCGATCCTCTAGGCGCTCTAGCTGTAATACCTGGTTCAGACATCGATGGTGACATCTCTGGAAACGCCGAGAACGTAAATGGAACCGTGGCAATTGCTAACGGTGGTACTGGAGCAACTACTGCTGCTGGTGCACGTTCAAACCTTGGTGCAACCACTAAGTACTCAGAGAACAACTCAAGCTTGACTCCTTCAGCTGGTGTTGTTACCTGGACCGTAACCCACGGGATTGGCACCCTCGATGTGACAGTCCAGATCCGCGACCTAGCAGATAACTCGCTAGTGGAAGCTGATGTAATGGTTACAAGCACCAATGCAGTCACTATTTCATGGATCGCTAGCTCAACTGTTTCAGCTGACAGCTACCGTGTAGTGGTAATCGGTTAATAGTAAAATATTTAGACAGACTAAGGAAAAGGTCACTTAAATGGCAAAGAAGTTTCTCTCCCCGATTAACATCGTTAACGGAACAGAGTATCCAGTTCAGGCATCTTCTGGTGACCTTTTCTTTAGATCTGACTTAGGAGCTATGTACACCTACGATGGTTCGGCATGGGTCTCTATGACAGCTTCAGACATTACAAATGTAGATGGTGGAAATGCATCAAGTGCGTACAACATCAACTACGACGGTGGAAACCCTTCCAGCTTCTAGAGTATATAAGGAATAAGACAAATGGCAGTTAGAATTCAGTTCAGACGCGGCACCGCCGCTGAGTGGGCAAATGCTAATCCAGTACTAGCCGCTGGTGAACTAGGTTATGAGTCAGATACTGGCTCGTTCAAAATTGGTGACGCTACCAACAACTGGAACGCACTTTCATATGGTGCAATCAGTCAGTCATATGTAGACAATGCGCTTGCAGATGTAGTAGGTCTTGCCCCAGAGACTCTAGATACTCTAGCCGAGCTAGCTGCCTCTATTGGCGGCGACGCGAACTTCGGTAACACAGTTACAACTGGGTTAGCAACACTAGACGCCCACATAGATGACTCTACAAATGTACATGGGATTGCAGATACTGCAGCTCTAGAAACTCAGACTGGCGCTCAAAACAAGGCAAATGCTGCTCAGGCAAACGCTGCGTCATATACAGACACAGCCGTTGCTAATTTAGTAGACTCGGCTCCAGGGACTCTAAATACCCTGAATGAACTTGCAGCAGCTCTTTCGGATGACCCTAATTTTGCAACCACCATAACTACATCGCTCGGTGGAAAAATTAATTTTGTAGTGGATACTGCTGCTAATTTTGCAGCCGCAAACGCAATAACTACAGTAGATACTCTATACATTGAAAGCGATCATGCTGGCTTTGTGCGCGTTGGCGATGGGGTCACACACTACAACAACTTAGATTTTGTTGGCAAGTCATACGCTGACAATCTGATAAACGATCATGAAAACTTGGATACTAACGTTCACGGTATCTCCAATACCGCGAACTTGGCATACCAGACTGACATCACTAGCGCCCTAAATGCTACCTCAGACGTAGCAAATACACTGAGCAGCCACGAAGATCTAACTTCTGGGGTTCATGGCATCGCTAGCGTTGCTGACCTAGTAGTTACTTCAGGCCTAAACTCAGCTATAGATGTCCACAACTCGGACACCACTAACGTTCACGGTATTGCAAATACTGCAGAGCTAGTTACCACAACTATTTTGGCAGCACACTCAGATGATACGATCAACGTTCACGGTATCGCAGACACTAGCACCCTAGTTGTTGCCTCGGACCTAGATGCTTATGCTCAATTGGATAGCCCTAGCTTCACTGGTACCGTTGCACTACCATCATCTACCTCGGTAGGAGACGTATCAGCTGCAGAACTTAGCTATGTAAATGGTGTCACTGGTTCAATTCAGACTCAGTTGGATTCAAAGCTTGACTCATCCACTGCAGCCACTACCTATGCCCCGCTAGCCGCTCCAACCTTCACTGGCACTGTAGGCCTACCATCGACTACTTCAATAGGAGATGTATCTGATGTAGAGATTGGCTACTTGAATGGCGTAACCTCTGCAATTCAGACTCAGATTGACACTAAAGCACCAACTGCAAATGCAACCTTCACTGGCACTACCTCTGGTATCACAAAGGGAATGGTTGGCCTGGGCAGTGTCGACAATACCGCCGATGCAGACAAGCCAATCTCTGATTCCGCTCAAGCTGCACTAGATTTAAAGGCAAACCTTGCTGGGGCAATCTTTAGCGGTGATGTGACCGTTACTGGTGACTTCACGGTAACTGGTACCACTACTACCGTTAACACCTCTAATTTCACAACTTCAGACCCTCTCATATACCTAGGCGAGGGCAACGTTGGCAACACTGCTGACCTTGGCTTTGTAGCAAACTTCGATGACGGTACCTATCAACACACTGGGCTAGTTCGCGACGCATCCGCTAATACTTGGAAGCTATTTAAAGGTGTAACAGATGAGCCAACTGCCACAGTGAACTTTGGTCAGGGGTCACTTGATAACCTAGCTGCAAATAACATTTCTGTAGCTGGAGTCGCGTTCACCGATGGTACTCAAACAAAAGTTGGCGTACCTTCAATATCTAGTTTTATATACAAGACCTCTGGGTACACTCTAGACTCACTGTCCTTGCGGGACGGCATTATCGAAGTGGCAAATACCTTGCCATCGACTATTACAATCCCTCTGGACTCTGCTGTAGATTATCCGATCGGTACTAGCATTGACATTCTTCAGACATCAACTGGTCAAGTGACTATCGCTGGTTCTGGTGGAGTTACTATCAATTCAACTCCTGGACTGAAACTAAGGACTCAGTGGTCATCTGCTACACTATTAAAGAGAGCTGCTAACACCTGGATCGTCTACGGCGACCTGACTGCTTAGTACTTAGGGAGATAAAAAATGGCAAAGAAAGAGGCTGGCGGCCGTTCCGCTGCTCAAAATGACTTCCTGGAGCCCTTGGCACCAGAGAATGTGACCGCGACTGATGTAGGCACTAACCGTGCCTACGATAATGGCGCACTTACAATTACCTGGACGATTAATGCTTTATCTCCAGCGCCTACAGACTATCTAGTAGTCAATAGCGCTGGTACAACCATCGGCAGCGGAACTCTTCCTACACCATCTAACGGTACATACACAGCTACAGTTACAGGACTAGCTAGCAACTCTTCAGTCACAGCTATTGTCAAGCTATCTAATGCCGCTGGAACTTCTCAGGGGACTGCGGCACCTGCTAGAACCGTGACTACTGTACCAGCTAAGCCCGCTGCACCAACAGCATCTTCAACAGTGCCAGACCAAGACTCTGTCTCTTGGACAGCACCAGCCGACGGTGGAAAAGCTATTTCCAGCTACACCTGGGCATCTACAGATGCTAAGGGAAATACAGTCGCTTCAACTATCACTTCAATAGTTGTTCCACAGGAAATGAATACAGCGCAGCAGTACAGTGTTATTGCGACTAACGCTAACGGTAATTCTGCTGCATCAGATCTGTCAGGTAACGTAACAACACTACCTCCGTTCTTCCCACCATTCTTCCCACCTTTCTTCCCACCTTTCTTCCCATTCTTCCCACCTTTCTTCCCACCATTCTTCCCGTTCTTCCCACCTTTCTTCCCACCATTCTTCCCGTTCTTCCCACCTTTCTTCCCTCCTTTCTTCCCTCCATTCTTCCCACCATTCTTCCCGTTCTTCCCACCTTTCTTCCCTCCTTTCTTCCCGCCATACTTCGCTTACTCGATTCCATGGGAATCATGGGAAGAGCTAAAGGAAGACGACGATAAGTAGTCTCCAAAAAGAGATAGCGGCTAGAGAAATCTAGCCGCTTTTCTTTTTATCTGTAGTAGGATATCTACTATGAATATTTGGTTCACTAAAGATAGATCAGAGACTGCATCCTCTAGAATGGCAGACCGCCAACTAGGCCATATGTCAGTACTCAATCCAGCACTAGGTATAAACGTCTATCGAAACGCTATATCAGCATCCGACTGCGACAGATACATCTCTCAGTTGGAGGCCAATTTAGACGGCAGCACCCAGTTTCAGTGGAGCAATGCCAAAGTCTCCAACTCTGCTGAGGTCGATGATTACGCTAGAAAAGCTCAGGACTTCAAGGTTTCAAGCAACAACTTAGGGCCTAGAACTTCAGAGAACTCTACCCTCTACGATCTCCACGAAGAGATTTTTCAGAAGCTACGCATGTGCGTCGATGACTACGGAGCCTACTGGGGCGTAGGCATACGAGCTTACGAAGCATTTAATTTTGTAAAGTATGAAGGTGCTGGCACTCAGTTTAGGATTCACGCCGATCACGGGCCAACATACGTCGCAACAATATCTGCCGTTATATATTTAAATGATAACTACGAAGGCGGGGAGCTCTGGTTCCCACGATTCGGTGTAGACTTAAAGCCGAAACAGGGCGATATTGCAATTTTCCCTTCTACATTCATTTACGAGCATGCCTCGAAAGAAATGATAGACGGGACCAAGTATGCCGTAGTTGTTATGACTGACTATCACGATAGAGATGGCGTCAATCAAAGAGTTTCCCAAGTTGTCGAAGACTATAAACTAAAGTACTAAGGATAAAAATGGCACAGGACCTAACTCCAGAAGAGCTAGTAGAGAAGCAAAAAGCAGACGCCGCTATTGATCTAAAGGGCAAGCAAGAGCAGCAAAATCTTCAAAATAGATTAGCTAAGTGGTACACCTTAGATGAGCAAACATGGTCATCCTCTCAGGAAGTAATCCCTGGTAGCGGTATCTGGGTCTATAGGGACGTTCTCCCTAAAGAGATGAATATCATTAAGCGACTAGAGTCTGTTGTAGACGATCCATCCAATAACTATGACTGGCGTGAAGCTATGGTTGGGTATCAAATGAAGATGCCAGAGTATCGCGACTGCGTAGATTTTAAATACAAGAAGACCGACATAGAGCATGACAGTTCTGAAGCTGGAGAAATCCTAAAGAAGCTAGCAGATGACGTGACATATAGAGAACTCCAGGTAGTTAAGGACTATACCCGCCACTACAACATCGGCGAGCTTCGCTACTGGGAAGCGACTAACTACGTTCGTTACGGCGAAGGCCAGCACTTCCAGGAGCACCACGATCACGGCTACTCATACAACTGCGTAGTCTCTCTAGTAGCATTTCCAAACGACGAGTATGAGGGGGGCGAGCTGTTCTTTAGACTGCAGAACGCGCAAATAAAGGCTCGCGCTGGTGATGTATATATCTTTCCATCGAACTTCATGTATCCTCACCGCGCTATGCCAGTGAAGTCAGGTGTCAAATACTCAATGGTTACGATGCTAGATTTCTCTGAAAAATATCACCGCCCAGAATTCTATGAAGATACAGACGCATAGTGAGTGTTATCAAAGTCCAAAAGCTTTTCCCCGAGGGTAAAACAGCTAACATAGAGCAGCTCCAAGCTCGTCGAGATTGGATGGATAGTACCGACGATAAGCACGCCTACATGTGCTTCCCGATCAATCTGACTAATAGACTTGGATGGGGGATATCGTTTCCCGAGGATCTTAGGTTCATCTGGGACGGCATAACTGACACCACTCCAGACCATGTGACGATTTTAGAGGGTCATCAGTTTCTAAATACTGGTAGAGGAAACGCCACTATTAGTTTTACTACTGGATTGAAACTTATAACCGACTCTGATACTACGATGTTGACCATGCCAGTCCCTAATCAATTTATTAGAGGGACCCAGTGCTATACGACTCTAATGAGTACCTCGTTCTATATGCACATGTTGCCTATAGCCTGGCGACTCACTGAGCCTAATGTAGAAATATATATCCCTGCGGGGACACCAATTGCCGCAGTATTGCCAATATCATTGAACGCCCTGCAGCAGGACTACAGCCTAGAAATTTTAGATGGCCTTCCGACCCAGGAGTACTGGCAGGAAGTTCGCAAGTATGGCGACATCCAAGAAATCAAGAATGGTGTAGGCGATTGGTCAAAAATGTACCGAGATGCTGTCGACTATAGAGGAGAAACAGTGGGAGCCCACGAAACAAAATCAATCAAGCTTAAGACAGTAACGTGCCCATTCACTGGCCAGACCTATGAAGTAGAGGAGGGGGAGTCGGATGGACACTCAGAAAGCTAAATTCATACTAAATAGACCGTGGCTCAATAACGAGAGCCCGTCTAAGCCAGGACCTGCAATAAAGACTATTCCAGATTGGTATAGAAACGCAGATCGTTTTGCTGTCAACCCAATGACGGGGAAGCCCTGGGAGATGCCAAACGGTGGAGGTAAGATTCCCACATGGAAGGCGTGTCCAGCCGTATACGACATCATGGGCAGCGGGTATATGTATAAGACTCCCTGCGATATAGAGTTCTACGAGGATTCTATGGGGCAAATCCAAGTTAAAGTTTTGGACGAGAAGAATAAAGATTTTATCCAAGAACGTATGCCGATGCCGCAATTCCATAACCCATATGGATACCACGAGAAGCATTTTGCTTGGTGGGCTGACTGGGCCGTAGAGCTGCCTGAAGGCTACAGCGCTCTATATACCCAGCCTTTCAACCGTTTCGAGTTACCATTCCTGACGACCAGCGGGATTATCGACAATGACAAGGTGCATTTACCTGGCACTATGCCATTCTTCATTGCTAAAGGATTCAAGGGGACTATCCCAGCTGGCACACCCTACGCCCAGATACTTCCGTTCAAGCGCGAGAACTGGGAGTCGGAGACGATTACTAAGTTCGGGCCTATGGAGATGATGGCAAAAAATCAGGAAAATAGTGTTAAATATCGAGTTCCAGATGGCGGCGTATATCAACGCGAGGTCTGGGAACGACGTAAGTACGAGTAGGGTAGGATAGCTATATGGCAATGACAGCGCATGTTACTAACGGTAGCGATAGACCTTATGAATCAACCACGCCTTCTGGATTTTTCGGTGACTCTAAAGACAACATTGTTGCACTCGAAAACTTTATGACCGAGGATGAGCTCAGAATTTTAACGGAGTTCGCCAAGACTAACCAGACCTGGGATAAAACCGAGACTCACTACAACGAGGACGGAACTGTCATTTATGACTCTGGCTACTGGGACCATAGAGTTGCTACTGCCCCTACGCTAAACAGCGTGGATCCTTCGATCTCGGAACTTATTGTGGGCATGCAGCTTCGACTAAAGGAGAAGGTAGACGAGTTCTTTAGCGTGGATGCGCATGCGACTAGCCCTGCAATCGTTAGGTGGCTTCCTGGCCAGCGCCAACAGCCTCATGCCGATAAAGAGCTTCACGAGGGCGAAAACCGCGGCAAGCCGAACGACTTCCCATACTACGACATCGCTGGTCTTTTCTACATCAACGATGACTACGAAGGTGGTGAACTATACTTCCCTAACCAGGGGATTCAGTTTAAACCTAAGGCTGGAGCGGCATACTTCTTTCCTGGTGACATGCACTACATCCATGGAGTGACGGAGATTAGGTCTGGAATTAGATATGTATGCCCATTCTTTTGGACTATAAAACGTCACTTAGATAAGGGTTAAATATGGCGGAGTCTAGAGACCTGCTTAAGTACGTTACTGTATATTCGGGACTATTAGATAATCCGAATGAGGTAGTAGATGCGGTGCTACATGCACCGCACGGCCCTGGGTATATTCTGACAGAGCCAGAAAAAAATGCTAGGCCAGGCACCCATAGAGTCTCTCTTCACGAAATATACGCAGATAATAGGCTCCCAGACAACGAGAACATAGTGGGGGGCGCAGCCTTTAGGCATCTCAACGCTAGGTATCCAGCTAATCTGATTCTCCCAGATGATACGGCCTATGACCCCGTAACTAAATCCCTCTTTGCCTTTGAGTCAGCTATAGGTGACTATATGTCCCGCTGGGATTTAAAGTTTACGATAGATCAGTATACCCCCATAGATTTTAGATACCATGAATCCCCGTTTTTAATCTATCCTCACTCGGACTATCAAGGATTCTCTAAGTTACATCCAGATTGGCCAATACCAGACGAACACATGCCGCCCCATGAGCCAGATAACTTTACTTTGGCCATAAATCTATACCCCAATGATGACTACGAGGGTGGCGAGCTCTGCATAAGGCTATATAAAAAACTTGAAGATGGTAGTTACACTTTCAATGAAACCGAGGACGTCTACTATAAACCAGTTGCAGGAGACATTGCAATTTTTCCTTGCGCATTCCCCTACGAGCATTGGGTAGCACTGGCTCCTAAAGACGGGGATAAGCGGTTTGTAGTTAATATTCATGCTATCCAAACTGAGCAGCCTACTTGGCAGTTTGAATAGTGTTATAGACTAGTTACTCTAGTAGGTTAGGAAAATTATGTATCTCGAGCAGAAGCTACACGAGAATGTTTATCTATATTCGGACACATTAGACGATCCAGCGCGTCTACTTCGACTAATCGAAGAGCTAGACGAGGACGAAACTGTTCAGTCTGTGATCCCTGAGTGGGGTTTCTGGTTCTCTAATACGCAGGATGGGCACAGCTTCGGCAGTAAAAAAGACTTCAACCTAGAGGGCCTAGACGAGCTTACCTCTGAACGCGCTGAAGATGTCCGCTGGGTTGTAGGACAAATTCGAGGTGCCATCGAGAACATCTCTCATGCTTTCTATAAAGATCATGAAGAAGATGGAGAGCCTAATGTATCCCCATTCGCTGGTATCATGAAGTATAGGCCAGGCTGCGCCATGGGTGCTCACTTTGACGCACAGGCTGGTGACCTAAGCATCAAATGGTCGATTGTTGTATATGTAAACGATGACTATGATGGCGGAGAATTATCATTCATCATCAGACCATACGACTTACGTAACCCCAAAAATGGGCACCTACGTCCAGCAGACGATGTTAATGACCCATCGAATTCTGAATTAGTAGACTTCACAATCAAGCCTAAAGCTGGCCAAGCATTAATCTTCCCATCTACTCATCCGTATAAACACCAGGTGCATCTAATGAAGAGTGGGGATAAGTATATGTTCCCTGGATTTATCTTTCAACCAGAATTTGATGCAAATGACCCAGAGTCTCGTAAGAAGTTTAACGCTGGTTCGGCGTACAACGACGTGAATGCTGGGCCAGCTAAGTATCTAGACGAGGACTAACATGTCTGCACCAATCGTCGAGGTTCTCCATAGGAACGTTTATTATTTTCCAGGAGCTATCCCAGAGATAGCGAACGTTATGACAACGCTAGAGGATCTTAATAGTCTCTCCGTGACCCCTTGGGAAACTTGGTATGCCAACAATGACTCAAAAGAGAATCCATACGGAGATTTGAAGACACTTAGCTATCCAGATTTGATTAGAGAGTCTAACCCACTAATCAAAGAAAAATCAGAGTACGTTTTAAACTCGATTCTGGGGTCAATGGTAGATTGTACAGCAATCTACCTAAGATCCCAAGGGGCAGCCGAGTCAGAGTTGGACCACCTACATAAAGAGATTTTTGGGACCCACACGTATGGAATTCGTAGATACGACGAGCATAAAGACATGGGGCCTCATCGGGATATGGTTGTTCCAGGTAGGGATACAATAACTATCGCTGTGTATTTAGATGATGAGTATGAGGGTGGCGAGCTAGGAATCGTGCAGCCAGGACTAGATATAGCTATAAAAAACAAGGCTGGCAGTATTGTAGTATTCCCCTCGGGGTATCTACACGAGTCCAGACCATTAATTAGCGGTCGTAAGACAATAATTACTCACGTACATATGCCTATAAATAGTCTTATTAATATGGAAGTTTAACGAGGATTAGATGGAAGACTACACTAGAGATAATCCAGATGTCGAAATACTAGATGACAACGTAATAGTATTTCATAATGTACTATCCGATCCTGACGACTATATCGATTACTACGAAGAGTACGGCGACTGGAGAGGCTGGTACGGTTTCGGACGTCAAATAGATAGCAGAGTGCACACATTCATAGCGCACCCGCACTTCCCTACGCTAGAGGAGTGGGAGAATGTTGCTAAAAAAGCAGAAACCGATCAGGGGGAGGACAAATACTTTTTAGAAGTAGCTAAAGCATTCCACTTTGCAACTAAATTCTATGTCGAGCACACTGGACTATCACTCCCCAACTGGTCATGCCAACCTTGGGGGCTGGCTAGATACATACCAGACGAAAATCTAAATGGTAATGATCAATTAACCATGAATTATCACTCTGACTATATGCCAGAGATCGCCGATAGTCCTGGAGATAAATTTGGTATAACGGGCGTCCTATATCCAAATGATGACTACGAAGGTGGAGAGATCGCATACCGCGTGATCGAGGACGGGAAAGTTATACGAGAGTTTGAATATAAGCCAAAAGCAGGAGATTTGGTGATATTTCCTTCAGGATACCCGTATTTCCACGGAGTTAAGAGGATATACGGGGCACCTAAATATATAACAAGACTCTACTGGATGTACAACTTCGAAGGCACTCAGGACTGGCACGAGCTTAAAGAAAAGTATGGCGACGAGTTTGAGGAACTAGAGGCAGCGCGTAGAAAGCGCCATGATCTAAAGGTTATGGATCCGTATATGAAGATGAGAGTCACTTTGAAAGAGTATTATCAGCTTCTAGAATCAGGTAAGCTAAAAGATCGTTACGAACCAGACGAAGAGATTTACTAAATGCCAGAAAAATCGATAAAGATAATTGAAGCTATATCTATCGAGGATCTTCTTAGTGATATAGACGCCCTTAAGGCGGTATTTAAGCGTGACGGTGTCTTAGTTATTAGAGGTGGAGACTTCTCACTCGAAGATCAGGTAGAGTTGACAAAAACTCTAGGTGATTCCATGGGCTGGAATGTGTCATCAGATGCTGCCCGCTCTACCATAGAAACCTCTATCTACCCTGGTGGCCACTCTGACAATCTAGATAAAGATTATAATCAGACCTCTGAAGAGTATGTTTTGGATTGGCACATAGAGCAGGTGTATTATGTCTCTCCAATACTTGCTGGAGTGTGGCACATGACAACTTTTACAGCACCTGCTGGCTCGGGCACTACTAGATTTGTAGACTCTGCTGAACTATATGCACTATACAGCAACGAGGACAAAGAGTTTCTTGCTAGATCAATAGTAAAATGGGACAAACCTACGCCACATGGTACTGGACCTTTTTATACGAAGGTAGTAGATAAGCACCCACTGAGCGGTCAAGAACTTCTTAGAGTGGAGACAGACCAAGGCTCGTATTTGATGCCTGAACTAGCGCTCTGGGATGGAAAACCTCCAACAGAAGAGCAAGTGAATAGGCTAAATGACTTACTAGACGTACTCAAAACTAACCTAAATGATAATTTAGAGATTAGATACTCACAGCTATGGGAAGAAGGCGACATCCTAATAGTCGATTTATTTAGGATGTACCACTCCGTGATGGGTGGTTTTACCGCTGGACAGCGTAAATTCACTGGAATTGGGATTAGGCCAAAAGTCTATGACAACAGTATGTATACAGACATAGAGTTATGGATCAAGAGATGAGCGAACTAAAAACAGAGCATGTCGACATGGTCTCTGACTATAGAAATCGTGTAGCCAACAAAACTGCTGACTCTTACATGCTTACCATTGCCCGAGACGGTGAGTCTCCAGCTAGGTCTATATACTTCTATGGTGATGCAGTGGACGCCGCTACTGGATATGCAGCCTACACAGACTGGGGATTTGCTAAAGATTTCTTGACTGTCGAGCTGTACGAGCCTACTGGTAAGGTGCACACTAAGGTGCTTAGACGTCCACGCGGCGGGGAGTGTACTTTTGTTCGTGAGGACTACCACAAAACTAGCCAGATTTTAAAGTCGGTAATTGGTAGAATTCCCACAGAGTCCCATCGCTATCTGGCTGTAGAGTTTGCTAAGCTATTCTCGAAAGACAATCAAAGATTTGATAGCAGTAGATTCCTAGTAGAACTAGGTTATGAAGGAGATTTAGATGACAAATACTGAGTTCGGTGAGAAGACTTTCTATAAAGACGATATCATCTCGTATGAGGACTTCATCTCTCCTGAAGAATGCGCTAAAATCGTAGAATTTTTTGAAGACCCAGAGCAGCCTTGGAGCATGTCAGCGTTCTTCGAGTCATATGGTATGAGCATCATGCCAGAAGATCCATTGCTGGAGAAATACGGCCTACCTACTGACTACCTAGGTAAGCTTGCAGACAGAATGAAAGCAGCAGTGGAAGATGCCCATCAGCGCCCAGTAAAGTCAGTCTCGTCTCACGCTCAGAAGTGGCAAGTAGGGGCGTTTGCCCCATTCCACTCGGATAACACTGACATGGAGGGCAACTGGTCAGCATGGGAGAAGAGTAAGCTAGTCTGCCTTCTCTACATCAATGACGACTACGTTGGTGGAGACTTGAACTACCGAGACCACCCAATCACCATTAAGCCAAAAACAGGGCAGCTAATCACCTTCCCTGGTGGCATTGGTAACGTACATGAAGTTAAGGTTGTAGAGTCAGGAACTCGCCACACCATTGGCGCTTTCTGGGATTACGCAGAGTCTACCTACACCGAGGAGCGCATGGCGGAGTGGGAAGCTGAAATTGAGGGTGTTAGAGCCCAGCAAAAAGAGATGCAGGCAGAGTGGAAGGACCAGCTTGATAAGGGCGAGCACCCCCTCAAGTCTGGCGGCAACACTGGGGGCTACTAACTCAGTTTAGCCAAACTGCGGTAAAATTATAGGGATTAGTCTAGTCTCCCTGTAAGGACTCGCAATGAGCTATTTTCGCGGCAACGTGCACGACCTGGTTACTGACCAGGGATCGACTGTGCACCAAGTTTTTGGTATCAAAAACTCAGCCCGTAAGCCTATCGCACTTACAGGGTACACGGCTCGTATGCAAGTCAGAGC